GTAGAATACGTAACTCTTTACAATCATTGAAGCAATATAAGCCAGAAGGTGTAACTGATGAAATGATTGATGAAGACATAGCTTTAGCTAATACTGTATCTACTTATGTCTCTAATAAAGAACTTAATAATATAGCTAAACAAATTAATGCTACTTTTGGTGATACACAATATAATCAGATTATCAAGAATGCCATTAATTTACGTGATAGATTGAATGATCAGACACAAGCTTCTGAAAATTCTACTAAGGCTATTGAAGAGCTTGAATCTAAGATACGTAATGATAATACATTAGATGACATGTTTAGGCTAATGTATAATCAATATGTAGATGAATTAGAAGGAGATGAAGCAATAGACTTTATTCAATATAGAGAAAGCGCTATTAATAATCTTATAAATAATACTTATTTTAAAGTTCTTAATACTATTGATACGGAGTTATCTAACAGAAAGCAAGATTTAAAACGTCTAAAGTAGGACTTAAACTTAGATGTCAACATAGATGGTATATCTGGAATTCAAAAGTATATTAAGAACCTAAAGAAATAGAATAAAAGAACAGCAGAGCAACAAGAAGCATTAAGCGCCATATCTCTCCCCTATCAAGAGGAATTAGAACAATCCCTTACTGAGAAGTTTATTAATGATGGAGCTACACAAGATCTTATTCAACACAATGCTGCATACATTGTTGGTTCTTATACTGGCGATACAAGACTTTATAGACCTACTTGGGATAATATAACAGATGCTCAAAGACAATCTATACTTACTAATGCAGCTAATGAAGATGAAGCTAATGGAAGATAGCCTAGATCTGAACAATAGGTAATCATAGACTACAATAACAAAGTAAACAAAGAATGGGATGAAAGTGAGAACTTAGCTGATAAGCAATCACTTTATAAGCGTAGAGCTGTATCTGTCATTCAGAGAGATTTAATACGTAGAGATAGTAAAGAACAGGTAGCAAGACAGGAAAAGGAAGAAGAGTAGGGTACTCCTGCAGAAGAACCTGTAGTTGATGAAGATACTCAAACTGTAACTACTGAGGAACCTGCTACTTTAGAACAACCTTCTCCAGCTGAGAAAACTGAATCTCCTATGGATACAATGGAAGAGAATACTCCTCCCGTTGTACCTCAAGACGAGATGAAGGAAAAAGAAGATGAGGATAGTAAAACTATTTCTTAGATTGAAACTCTTGTAAATAAATTGGAATAGGAAGCAAATCCTGAATTAGAGACATTGCCTCAAGAATTACTCGATGAAGAAGAAGCTAGAGAGTATGAATTAGACGATACTTATGTCGATGATACAGAGCGTACTAAGGTATAGGAGGAAGCTGTTAATAATAATTAGGATAACAGTGATAATTCCAAATTAGATATAGAAATAGCTACGAATGCTGTAGAAGAAGTAACTCCAGAAAATCCTATTAATGATTCTGCTGAAGAAGCAGCAAACGATGATTCTCAGTCTTCATTTGAAGAAGAAAAAGAAGATAGAGATGTTCCTCCTACTATATAGGAAAAGAAATCAAAAGTACCTGAGGTACAAACACCAGAACCTTCTCCTAGCATTGAACCTACTCCTGCTCCAATATAGGAAGCATAGAAAGATAAAGTAGCTCCTCCTACTCTTGAAGAAGGTAAAGCATCTGAGGTATACATTGACCCTGCTACAGATGAAGTAAAATGGGATCCTACTATGCAATAGAATCCGGATAACTCTATTACTATAGGAGAAGAAATGCTTCAAGTACAAAATGTATTTGACGAAATGTATGATGATGGATTTACTGGTCCTGCTACGTATGCTAATGATACAGCAGATATGGACGAACGTAATCCTATTATTACTAAGAGTAAACAAAAGAGAGCTTACATAGCTAATACTTTCTTCTACTTACCTACTACTGATGAAGTAATGCCTATTACAGTAGCAGGCAAACCTGTTACATTCATTACAAAGGATGGCAAAGCAGCTGAACGTAGACCTGGCTCTGTATTAGCAGTTAACCTGGCTACTCCAGGATGGCTTAGTACGGTAGATGACGCATATTATGTGGTAACCTCAAGTACACATGATATGAGTGGTGGAGATACTGCATTAAAGAATTTAGCTATACATTTGATTATAGAAAAAGATGGTATAGTATATAATACTTCTTTAAGAGCTATTACTCAAAGTCTGAGAGATGACCTACTTAATCTTGGTATGACTCCTGAAGATGTAAATGCTCAAATTAGTCATTTGCTTGCTCTTAGAACTAAGATCATCAAACAATACGCACCAAACTATTTTACAGATGGTAGATTGCCTCTAGAGGCAGCAAAACACGTTAAACCTACTAATATGCGTATCAGCAATGGTACTCTTAATAATATAGTAGATGAAAACGGTAATCCTGTTTATAGACGTTTGAATGAAGTTAATGACTTTTAGATACCTAGTGATGGTCACGAATTAACAGAAGCCATTGTTACTGGAGATGTAGAAATAGGATACGGTACTGGGCCATTTGGTTTAAATCCCTTTAGTATTGTAAAACTAGATTAGACTGACGATACTTCTGTTCAAGGTACTGGATATGCTGGTAAATTGTATTATGTTCCTAAAGTAGAAAATACTCCGTCATAGAATAGTACTTTGCCTATAATGTTAGCAGAAGAATTACATCGAATACCCAATGTAAATAATTATAGTGAAATATAGTTAAGTAAGAATGTAGATGGTACTATCAATAGAGATGAAAACGGTAAGCCTATCCCTATGAGTACTGCAGAGTTCATTTACGAACTTATGGTTAATGGATTCTTCCATAATGAAATAGATGAATTCTTACTTGGTATTCTTGCTAATAATGGCGATAAAACTATTGTATCTGGTTTAACAGATAAAGAAAAGGTTTCTCTTAACTTCTTAGTAAGAAAGTAGTTAAATGTATATGAAAATGCTCTTGGTAAAAGATTCTTTGTAAATGGAGCATTAAGAGATTATACTAATCCTAGAAAGGGTTATACTACTCGTTATACTAAACTTGATGGTATTACTGACTCATAGAAGAAAAGAATTGTATATGAGATATCACAGAATATACACTGGAATACAGATAAAGATTTATTAATGTCCCGTATTCCTGAGTAGGTGGTAAATGGTATGATTAGAGTAATAACTAATCATCCTGAATTAGCATCTAACGATGATACTCAAATACGTTTTGGTAATGATGCTATTACTTTTTCTCTTAAAGAATTAGGCTATAGTAAATAGAATGGTAAACTTGTAAAAGTTAACGAACCTATTCTTATGGCTGCTTGGTTTATCAATCACGGCAAGATAAAGACCGACTTAGGTAATCATGCTTTTAAAGCTCCTTTTGTATATGCAGATGATGTGAAAGTGGTAGAATCATAGAAGAAGGCTTCTACTGCTACAAGATCTTCTGTTGCTTCTAATGGACAGACTATAGCTACTCAATCTCCAGTTAAGGCTACTCCTGAAAAGAAACAAGGTACTCCTAAACAACCGGTGATAGCTGAACCTGCTACACAAGAGAATCTTGATAAATATGGTCTTACTATTCCTTCTAATTAGAAATTGCTTCCTGGTCATACTTGGGGTATTATTACTAATAGACAAGGTAAGAAGATTGTATTATAGACTCCTAAAGATAAAGTAGCAGGAGTATTCTCTACAGTAAAAGGTACTAATACACTTAATGCTGAATCTGCTAGAAAATGGTTAGTAGATACGCTTGGATTGGATCCAGAGAATATTATAGTGACTAATGCTATGTTTGCTACTGGTTCTAATGAAAAGGCATATGGTATTATGAGAATGGTAGTCAATGCTATTACTCAAGAAATAATGCCACAGATAGGTTTATCTTTACAATCTGGAGAAGGTGTAGAATATCACGAAGCATTTCACTATGTTAGCTTACTATTATTAAATGAGGCTCAGCGTAAAGCTGTATATCAGGAGTATGTCAACACTCACAGTGAAGCTAGAGACTATACTGAACAGTAGGTTGAAGAAGCTCTCGCAGAGGAATTTAGAAGTTATATGATTAATGAAAAGAATCCTTCTCTGCGATATAGAATCGTCAAATTTTTTAAGAATATAATAGATTACATTAGAGCTTTATTTGGTAAACCTAACTTCCCTAGACAGTTATTTAAAGCTATTAAGCAAGGATAGTTTAAAGATTATAAAGTAGCCGATACTATAGCTGAAGAATTCTATAGAAAACACCCATATGGAGTAACATATTATATACCTGGTCTTACTGCAGAGCAAGTTAATAACATGCCTAATATATTTGACTCTCAGACCTTCTATAGTGTAGCTAATTCATTGACTTCTACTGCTCTTTCAATGTATAATATCAGAACTATCGACGATGTTCATGCATTAGATATAGACGGTATGTTTGATACTATTCAAGATAGAATAGATGCAGGCTGGATTGCTGAAGAATATATACCGTTAGTAGAGGATGTTGTAAGTAATAAAGATATATTCAAGAAGAATATATTGAGTAGACTTAATCAATTGGGTATTAGAGAAGTAGATAAGCGATAGACTGAAGAGGATAATAGATTAGATACTGAAACTGGTGATAATCCTGATAATACTTGGGATAAAAATCAAGGAGATATATCTAAGAAAGATAATATTGCATTCAGAGCTAAACTGTTCTTCTATTCTATACCTAAGTATGAATATACATTTATTAGAGATGAACAGACTGGAGTAGTTACTAGAGAAATAACCCCAGTATTAGATGAAATATTTGGCATTCCTACTACTGAATCATTCAATATTGTATGGAATAAGATAATGGAGAACTTGTGGGATATTGATTCTTATCAAGATATTATTGATACTACAGCTAGATTAGCTGAAACAGATCATACTTTCTATGCATTGAATGAAATGTTTACGTCTGAAGAGAATCCCATTGACGATAATACTAAAACTCAGCTAGAGACTACAATTAAGTCAGCAAAGATTCAGATGAATACTATTGAGGCTAAGTCAGATACTCCTAATATTACATATGATATGTCAGATGAATAGAGGGATTATGAAACGGCTGCTGCTCTTAAGAGATCTATTTGGGAAGTGCTAGATAGTGATAATCTTAGAAAGATTAGACGTTTGCCATCAAGATGGTCTAAGGCATTTTTTGCATCTACTAATGTAAAAGTAGATGATAACGGATAGAGATATCTCGATCCTAATGCCGTTAAGTACGTCAATTCACGAAGAACCAAACTTAATATATTGGCTACCAAAGCTAAGAAGTTAAAGAAAAATATGCCTGATAGTGAATTAGTATTATAGGAAATGAAAGATAATTTCATACAAATATGTAATGCTATTCAAATACCGTTTGATGAATTAGCTCTCGATTATTTATTGTCTTAGATGCCAGATTCTAACATTACAGATAATGAACAATTAAACAAGTTTATTTCATTCTGGTCTTCTAAGGAAAGATAGAGTTTCAATAACGGTGTATTAGGCGATATTGTAGCTCTTGGCTTATCAGGTAAATCTTATATTAAGAAGCGTTCTGGACAAGGTACAGCAAGAACTATTGACCGTATCTTCAACTATAGCTCTAAAGATGCTCAAATTAATAAGATGGCTGTAGCATATGGCAAGGTACATCCGTCTCCACAAGAATTCAGTGTAGTAGGAGCAGATGGCGCTTTGGTATATCCTATTAGCGAAAATAACTATTTTTCAGATTAGGTACGTAATATCAATAAAGATGCTCATGGCAAAAGACAACAGATATTGGATACTCCTTATAGTAGAAGAAGTTTGATTGCAAATGCTAAAGATACCAACTTTAAGTTGCATAACTTCTTAGCACTCAATATAGGAGAATCAAGTCGTGATTACTTTGGTATTACACCTATTGAAGACTATGTAGCTAAATTAACTCTTACATTCAATAATCAGATGATATTACCTACTATGTCTGATAAAAAGACTTGGTATAGTATATCTGGTTTACAATTAGTAAGAGATACTATAACTTCTAAGTATTTTGATGAAGGCACCGCTAATTACTATGCTGTATTAGGTGAAGAGATACCAGATGACGTGTCTTTAATCGTTACTGATGATAGACGATTTAGTAAAAGAACTCTCGACATCTTTATTAATTATTGGTTAGATGAGTTTGATGCAGTATTCGATTACTATGTTCATAAGCCATTTGTAGAGAAGAATCCTACTCTGAGAGTTGATAATTATCACGGTAAGATTAAGAATGGTAAGATGGATGCTAGTGGTAATGGTGGTAGATTTAGATACTTTAGTAGTCTTAGAGTTGGTGATAGAATCATTAACATTAACTAGGATTTAGCTAACCTCGAAAAAAATGGTTCCAATGAAGAGGTAATGTAGTATCTTAAAGACCTTAAAGTATTATTGCTTGGTTTTGAAAGAGTTAATAGTAGTGAAGAACTGACTACCAGTGCTAATATTTATCAAGCTATAAATAATCTACTTGTAGGAGCTACTACAAGAGAGATGAATAAACTTGTAAATAGAGGTATATTGGGCTTCAAAAATGGTAGATTTGTAAATAAACTTATTCCTCATAATATATATTCTTACTATAAAAAAGCAGCTGATAGTAAGATGTATACTGCGGAAGAAGGTTCATTACTTAATGAGGATATACTATATTCTATTATTGGTTCTCATGTAGCTAATAGTGCTTTATCTATTATAGAGGTAGAGAAATGCTTTACAGGTGATCCAGCTTATTATAAATGGAAGAAATTCAATAAAGAAATAAAAGACGATAATGGAGAAGTAATAGCAAGCTATGATGTTATATCTGGTCGAGATGTAGATAAGATTAAACGTCTATCTGCTGTACTTTCTACTGGTACCAATCTCAGAACTATATGGGATAATCCTGAAGAAAATGACACTTCTATTAGTGTGTTACATTTGAAGGATAATGAAATTGGTTCAGAATACTATGGGGAATTGTATAAGATATTTCGTAATTCTATATTAAGAGATTTGCTTAGTCAAAGATATCCTGCTTATACAGATGATATGTTGATAGAGGCTCTTAATACTGAAGAAAAGGAATAGAAATTCTATGATTCTTTGGATAAAGAACAACAGAAGTTCGTAGATAGTTATTCTAAGAATAGCGCCAATCCTTATAGTGACGGAGCTATTAATCAATCTGATGCTGCTGTATATGTGCGTCCTGCTTTATACAGACGCATTATGAAAGCACTTGGTAACTGGTCTGATGAAATAGAAGAAGCATATAGGATAATGGAAGGAGAAGACGAAAGTTGGCTTAATGATCCTGTTAAATATGCTAAAACTACTTCAGCTCTTATCAATCCTTTGAAGATGGTTTACTTTGGTGATCATCGAGATAGCTAGCTTAATTTGAATATACCAGTATTTGATAAGATGGCAATGTTCCCTATGTTTAAAGTATTAGCTAAGGGTGATAATAGACTTCTCTATGAGCGTATGAATAATGAGGAACTAGGAACTATTGATATGCTTACTTTTGAATCTGCTGTTAAAGTAGGCGGTAGACAAAAATATCAAACATATTTGGATAGTATGAATAATACCTTCAATGTGGAAGATCTTGGCAAACCATCTTATGATAAGTATCATCAAGAAGGTAATCTACCAGTATTTAAGTAGGATATCAGTAACTTAAGATTGCAGCTTAATACTAGTCCTCACGAACACTTAGACCGCTCATTTGGTACTCAGGCAGTTAAGATATGTCTTGGTAACCTTATAGATACTCGTACTTATGGTAATAATAAAGGTCAATCTGTTACAGGTGCTCAAATCAAAGAAAGAGTAATGGGTGCTATTAATAGGCTATCTGTAAGAGGAGCTAATGATGTATTAAAACGATTCCTTAAAGACGGTACTATTAATAACAAAGCTTTATCAGATTACTTAGTAAGTCAAGCTGTTTCCTCAGGTATGTCTGATGAAGTTATTGATGGATTTAAGTTAGATGAAAATGGTGAATTCCGTATTCCTCTTGCTGCTACAAGTTCAAGAAATTGGGTTGAAAGCAGAATAATATCTTACATTAATAAACAAGTAGTAGATTTAAATACTCCAGGTGGCTCAGCTATTCAGATGTCTTCATTTGGTTTCAAAGCTACTGGTGCTCGTAAACAATCTGCAATAGGTACTGCATTTAATGATGGTAAGAAATTACGTTTCTTGAATAAAGACGGTAGTATGGATGTCATGCTCAGTACTAACTTTTTTAGACATATTGTACCAAAAGAGTATCAGGGTAGTTATGGCCAAATGAGAAGATGGTTACTTGAGAAAGGTATAATAGGTAAGGATGCTACTCCTATGGGAGTTGGTTATCGTATTCCTACTCAGGGTCTTTCTTCAACATTTAGCTTTAAAGTGGTAGACGTGTTGCCAGACAGAATAGGTGATACTATTATAGTTCCTGATGAATTTACTGCTATGACTGGTTCTGACTTCGACGTTGATAAATTGTATTTGGCTACTCTTAATTATGACGAGAATGGCAATATAATGCAGTATGAGACAGATGAAGAAGGAAACGTACTACCAGAGGATAAGCAGAGTACTAAGGCATTGTAGAATATGATTATATAGAGTTATCAGTTAGTAGTATCAGATAGCAAGAATATGGCAGAAACCAGAGCTTCTATTGATACTCTTACTAAGTTACTTTAGAAAGATATTCTACCTCTTATACAGCCTTCTATTAAAGAGGAAGCTTTGCCAATGTATGAACTATTACCTTCATTCCAACTTGCTCGTAAAGAGGAATATACAGGTGGTAAAGCAGGTATTGCTCCGTTTGCACTTAATTCTACTAATCACTGTTTAACTCAATTAGTACATCTATAGATGATATATACTAAAGGTAATCCTTATGGTTTAGGAACTATAGATGCTATCAGAGGTAGAGATGGTTTTAGAATACTAGACTGGTTATCAGCAATGATTAATGCACATGTAGACGTTGCTAAAGATCCGTACATCATGGCTCTGAATGTAAATCAAGTTACTTATAACATGACTAACTTACTGTTACGTGGTGGTATGGGTAAGACTACGTTCTATTTCTTAGCACAGCCTATATTGAAAGAATTTGCTGATTCTATGATTGCTAATAAGGGTGTATATGGTGTTACTACTTAGACTGAAAATCAGGTAGTTGCTACTTTATATGACAAGTACTTTAAACAATACAAGTCATATATAGATTCTTTAGATAATAATGACCCTACTAAGTATGATCATATTAAGAAGTATAATAGTATAGCAGATGAAGTAGGTATAGATTTAATATACGACAAAACTAAATTTGTACACGATAGAAGTACTGTGTTCAATGATAGTAGTCTTATCAACGGTCTAACCACTAAAGATCCTTATACTTAGTTAATCGTTCTTAAAGCTTATAATGAGCTTAATAATGATGCTAAGAGATTAAGCGAATTGGTACATCGTTCTTAGATTGATACTAAGAAATTTGGTAATACTCTTGCTCAGTAGATGAACTTCAGAAATTCATATGAGACGTTCATATATGATAATGCAGAATACTTCGTTATTGAAGGATAGGAATTTGATGAAAAGAATCCTCAAGAAGCTCTACGTACTTATTTTGGTAAAACATTCTTAAGTACTAAGTTACATCATGGTACTTCGTTACCCCGTAAATTATTGCGTTCTTAGGCATTCCCTGCAACTTAGGTATTCCAGAATATCTTCACATCAGCAATGGGTATATTTGGTCAAAGAAAGGATATTGTATATAATAATGGACAAGAGGCAATAGCTTATAAGCATATAGGAGATAAGAAATTCGTAAACAGATTCTCTTCCTATATTGACTCTATTATTAGAGCAAGACTGTCTAGAGACTTACCCGCATTACATGCTACTGATGAAGAATTAGTAGGGATGCTATATGGTGAAGATAGTATGTGTAAAAGGTTAACTGGCATCAAGTAGTACATAATGGAGAACAAAGATAAATTCCCGTCGTTAATTGGTCAAGATGGTTATATACGTAATCAGTTACTTAATTATTTACAAGAATATCAAGCTGATGGTACAGTATAGTTAATAGACCGTATTGTATTATCTGATTCTTCCTTAAGTAATGACTATGAAACTGAGAATCAATTAGTATCTGCTTTTGCTGAATTACTTGAGTCTGATGATCCTATAGTTAGAGAATTCGCTAATGACTTAGCTAAGTATGCATACTTAACTTCTTATGATGAAAGAGGTAGTAATAACTTCTTTAATCTTGTTCCTAATAAGTGGAAAGAAGAAAATGGTTATGTAAACGTTATTAAAGAAGGTTTAAAGTCATTTAAGAGTTCCTCTAATCAAGCTGCTTATGCTTCTATTGCTGAAGAGAATGATAATGCTGAAGCTTTGTATTTCCCTTCTATCAATATTACTATTGCACGTAACTTGTGGTAGGATGATAGTGTAGTTCAACCATTTGAAATAAATGCGGAAAAAGGGGATAAAGTATTACATCGTACTTCTGAAAGAGGAAGAGTAAGAACTACCTTGAAAACAGATTTATTTGCTACTTCGCGTTCTAAGAAAGAATTCATTAAAGTAGTAAATGGAGCTGGTACTTCTAAAGTAACAGAACTGTATAGAAAAGTAGGTCAAGTTTCTTATATTAATGAAGAAGGTGAAACTGTAGGAAGAGGTACTAAGTATATATATCAAAGAATACCTAAATTAGGTGTTATTGATAATGGATTTAGAGTTATGGAATTCTAGAAACATAGCTTAGAACCTTCTGCATTTGAAGCAAACTCATTTAATTATAATGCATTACTGACTGAAGGTGAAATTGAAGCATTAGCATTAAAGGCTATTAAAGATCCTAAAGCTGGTTCTGGTTTTACTAAACAGTTCTTCCCTGGAGAAATAAATTCTATTAAAGCAAGAATAGAATAGGATGCAAAGGAAATAGCAGGTACAGAGGATGGAAATCCTGTTATGGATAATGTATCTAATATTGATGTTGAAGACGTAATTGTTCCAACAGAAGATGTTACTATTACTCCAGAAATGATGCAAGAAGCTACTGATTTTGTATATGGTACTATCGAAACAGAAGACTTTACTGCAATTGAGGCAATAGAAGATTTTATGCAACAAATAGAAGATGTAAGTCAATTGACTGAAGTATTTGAAGCCCAATCTGCTCCTGATATAGAAACTGTATCTGATACAGCACAGAATGAAAGTTTTGAAGATATGTCTGCATTAGCGGAATTGGGTAAGAAACGTAGAAAAGAATGTGAATAATTATGCAGTGTTTAAATTTAAAGAATAAAGAAGTTAAAGCAGCTTTTGATGAAGTAGCAAAGGTACTTAATAGTGAAGACGCTGCTTATTATGTCATATCTGAAAATAATGGTTATGCTATAGACTAGGATCCTGATGGATCTTAGTCTTAGCTATTCCAAGACCTATTATAGAAATATAATGGAGATAGAGATAAGGCTATAATTGAGAGAGCTAAAAGCTTTGATTATTTGTCAGCCGATATATAGACAAGAAACCTAAGTTTTGAAGAGTAGTTTTTATCTAGTACAGATGAAAATGCTAGATTTATAGAAGTATCTATTGATAATTTAAATAAGTATAACTTTAATACTAAGAAAGAATTAGATGATAGATTAAGAAGTATACGAAAGAATCTTGAACAAGGGCTTATATCTCGTCTTAATGCTATTGATGAAAAGGATCCAGCTAAGAGAACTGAATTAAAAGAACAAATCAGATATCAGATAAAGAATATATAGAATGGAGTTATAGAGGACATAAAAGTTATTATGAACTTTACTAACGAACTTAAGGACGATATTAGAACAGTAGCTAGAGAAGTAATAGATGCGTATAATAATCGTACTAATGCTTTATCTGACGAAAGATTGGTTTCTCTTAACAAGAACTACTTCGGATTCTATTGTAAATACGCAAATGAAGTATATAATTCTTTAGTAGACTTATCAAGTTATAGTGATATTATAGGAACTAAAGAATATGATAAACTGATGTCAGACTTATCTATATGTAAATCTATTCTTGATGCCTGTTCTGATCATGTTAAGCGTATGTAGGTATAGAATGCCAGAGAGATTATGCTTAACAATGGTATCTAGGTAGGTTCACCTACTATATATAATTACTTAGCTGAGAATACTAAGGAGACTAATAATGATATCTCTTCTCTTACACGATGGTTTGGTGCAGGTGATAAGATTAATGATGAAGCTATCAAAACATTATTCAATATACTTTAGAATACCGAAAATATTATTAATAACAATACTTTTGTGAAAGCGCACTCTTTATTAGAGAAATTAAAGGCCGCTGGTAATAATCAAAAAATATTGTTTGAAGTAGATGATGAAGGTAAAACTACAGGCTATATAGTAAGAGAAAGGAATTACGGTAAATTTCAAAGAGACTATAAAAAGTTCTTAGAGGATACAAGGAAAGAATTAGGTTTACATCCTGGAGAATTAACTTTACCAGAGAATAGAGAATTACGTATTCAGTATAATCGTAAGCGTAATGAATGGCTTTCTAAGCATTGTGAGCGTAAATATACTAAAGAGTATTATGATATGTTTAATGCTCTTAGTGATGAAGCGTCTAATGCACGTGAAAATATTATGATTAAGATCCGAGACCTTACTAGTAAGTATAAGAATATAGATGGCATAATTCAGTATGAGAAGTTTACTGAAGAAGAGTGGAATAGGTTACAAGTCTTATTCTTAGAAAAGAAACAATTGGCAAGTAAGTATGACCTTATGGGTAATGAAAAGCCAGAAGGTTCTATTGAAAGACAAATAGCTGACGAACTTACTGAACTTAATGATAAGATAGCTAAAGGTCTTAAAATGAAGACTAATCTGGAAAAGTTTGAAGCAGTACGTAAATAGAAAGAACAAGAACTTAGCGATAAAGACTATAATAAGTGGTACGAAAGAAATACTCGTACAGTATATTCTGAAGAATTCTATGACTTATTATCTAAAGTAGATAGAACTAACTATGGAGAAAAGTATGAGGAATTAAACCGTCAAAAAAGGGAAATACTTAATGCTTTCAGAGATGATAAGACTGGCGAGATTAATACTAATCTTATGTCTAATCATGTTATGAACTTAATAAATAGATTAGATGCTCGAATGAGAGTTATTCGTAAGTCTAAGAAAACAAATAAGTAGAAAGCTGGTATTAAGTTTGAAGACATAGCTAAAATAGTTCCTACTGATAGATATAGAAGAGACTATGCAGAAGCAGCTATGCTTGATTAGGAAATGCCTGGTACTCTTCAAGATTTTGAGCTTAGACATACTTATAGAGATGCACAAGGTAGAGTACATCCTAAATCCTATTATACTAAGATTGTACCTAAGGATGATAAATACATAACTGTACAACCTTCAATGAATTTCTCTGAAATATCTGAAGAATCTCCTTTCTATAATAAGAACTTTGATAGAACTAACGATGAATACTATCAGCCTAAGATGTCTTTATATGATAATAGTAAGGCTTATAAAGCTGTAATGCAGAATAAAGAGCTTAAGGAATTACGTCAAGCTATTATAGATACTATGGAAGAGTCTAATAATAAATTAGATAATTTACATAACTTAAATAAGTATAAGTTGCCATAGATATCAGGCTCTTGGTATAAATTCTTAAAGGCTCATAATTATAATCCTTTTACTGCTACTAAAGATTATTTACTTGATGGTGTATCTGTTAAGGGAGATGATTAGGGTATGCAGAAGAAGGTTAGAACTGCACCTGATGGTACTTCTTTAGCTATGGTTCCATAGTACTTTATTAAAGACTTAGATGATCCTGCTACTATTTCTGCAGATATGGTTGGTTCTGTTATTCAATACTTTAAAATGGCTGAGAACTTTAAATAGAAATCAGCTATTAAAGCTAAAGTAGAAAACATTAAAGCCTTCTTAGGTCAAAGAAAGTATACTGGTTCTAATACTGGAGTAGCAGCTGCTGTTAAGAAATTCTTCAAATAGAAAATAGAACCTAAAGATGGAGATTAGACTAACATTTATTAGTTTGCGAAGAAGTTCATAGATATGAATGTATATGATGTTAAGCTTAACTCTATTACATTCTCTATTGGAGAAAGAGAGTATAACATTACTAAGTTATTTAATAACTTACGTATTTATGGTACTCTGCGAAACTTAGGTTTGAATTTTGCTTGTGCTTTTACTGGATTCTTTACAGCTTTGCATTCACATTTAGTAAATGCAATTACTGGTAGATATTATGATTTTTCTGATGCAGCAGCGGGTTTCAAGGACTTAGTATATGATACCTTTAAGTATGGCATTAATGCTGGCAATAAGCATTATAAGAGTCCTCAGATGGCAGCTATGGATTATTTTGAAGTAGGTTCTACATTAGAAAGTTTGTCAAGAAATACAAACCGTAATAGATGGCTCAACGTATTACAGAATGAGTGGGCATTTGGAATTTATTCTATGTCTGATTATTTCATTAAAGGACAAATTCTAAATTCTGTTATGTACAACTATAAAAATGTAAACGGTGTGTTTCTATCTAAAGAGGAATATTTCAACAAATATGGTAGAACAGAAGATACTAAGGATAATTGGAAGAAATACAAATCCTTTAAAGCTTCTATCAAATTTGTTAATGGAGAATTAAAAGCTATTGATCCTAAAGACCAATATGCTGTTAATAAAGCTAAATTTACTGTAGGTAATACGGCTAAGAATCTAGCCGCATCTGCAGATGGTTAGCTTACACCTTTATAGAAAGCACAATTTACTACTAATGTATTTGGTGCTATGTGTATGATGCATAGATAGTATATACCTATCATTATGCAAGAAAGATGGACAATGTCTAAATAGTGGGACTATACTTCTTAGAGATATGTAGAAGGACTATTAAGAACTCCATTAAGAGTATTCTCCGAAATATACAAAGATAAAAAAGGTGTAGATATTCTTACTACTTCTTTTAACCAACTTGTATTAAATAAAGGAATACAAGATGAATTAACAAGAACTAATCTTAAGAAACTTAAAGTAGAATTATCTCTTATTCTTGCTATGTGGCCATTTATAGCCTATATTACAGGACAAGCTGCAGATGACGATAAGCGTAATAAATTATTAAACTTATTTGCTTATGTAATGGCAAGAACCTCTTTTGAATCAGGAGCTCCATATAAACTTACAGATGTGTATAGTACTATTAAAACTCCTACACCATTGTATAGTTTAATAGATAACTTTGGCGCAATTGTATCTTATCCTGTAGAACAATTCTATGGATTATTTACAGATGAAAAAGATAAAAATAAAGTAATATCTAGAGGAGCATACAAAGGAGATACACAACTAGAAAAAGCTTTTTGGTAGTCTACTCCATTTAAGAATGTTATAGAACTTAATGATATTCCAAGTAAACGAAGATACTACGATAAACAAATCGCAGGTAATTAAAAATAAAGCCAGGCTATTACACCTGGCTTTTTTGTTGGCACTGTTCACATGCTTCACATTTTAAACAATCAAAAAAAGAATCACTTAAAAAATCTTTCCAAATAATACAAACTTTAATTAAAAATTGCTTACTTAAGAGTAAAGATCCGTTTGTATAAATATCTTTATAAATGTCTATGTATTCCTTATCAAAAAGAGTAAGTACATAGGCATATTGTTTTGTTCCATTATAAAATACCAACCGTTTATTATAATAGAATCTATTCTGAGTAATCTCAGAGATAATATACTGATCATATAATCTATTATAGACTAATCCAATACTATTGTTATTAAGTATTAGCATATCTATAAAAGTATCAGTATTAAATACATGAGGATTTAGTTCAAAAAGGGCTGCGTATAATCGTAGCCCTTTATTGTATTTACTAAAATCTATCATGCTGCTTCATCAGTTACTTCGACTTTATCTTCAATTGTAGAATTATCTACTTCTTCAACTTTATTCTCATCAACTTCATCAGCCGGATTAGTAATGACACAACTATTTATTGTCATCTCAATATCCAAGTCTTCTACTGTCTTAGCCTGTAAGTTCTTCAATTCCATCATTCTCATAATATTTACGAGTATGTTCCCAATTGTTAGAACTGATATGATATGATATTTCTGTTAAAGCTTCTGATATTATGTCTTTACGCTTGAGTAACTCCTCTTCGTTAAACATATTAAATACTCTAACTTCATACTTACCATTTGTTTGTATAGCAATAATATATGCTTCTAAGTCATAATCATCTACATTGAGATTTAACTCATTAAGCGTATACCAGGTAATAGCACAAAGGTAAAAAGCTATTTGCCTATAATAATCAAACTCCTCTACGGAATGTTTGAAGTTATAAATATCACTTGTTGTTTTGAGGTCTATCAAAATAATTTTCTTATTAACGTGATCAAACATAACTCTATCTAATAAAGACTTACAGTCTATGTTCTTATATTGCCAGTTAATATGAAATTCATTATGACAGGTATATGTAGTCGGAACATTAAATAACAGTTTATTAGCTGCTACATGTTCTTGGAGATTTTGCTTAATTTGTTTAAGCATATTTAAGTCTGCAAAAGAAATTACTTTCTTTGTAGTACTTATTTGAAGATAGTTAATGTAGTCACTATAAGTTTCTACAATCTTCTTAGCTTCGTTTTTCCTAATTTCTGCAGATTTTGTATTATTGTAAGAATTATTATATGCTTCTAATAATAATTTATCATCATCTGCTAAAGGATCTGTTAATTTATGTGAACTATAATATTCACATAAATCTCTTTGTTGTTTTACCTTTGGAACTTCAAAGTCTAATATCTCATAGTCTTTCCAAAATTCCTCAGGTTGAAGAATGTATTCATGTATCATAGTACCTTTTTCAAGAAACTTAGCACTCATACCTTCTTCTTTTCCATCTAACATATCACGAAGATATCTTGGACCTTTTTTAAGAAACCAACCTATTGCTGAATTTGAAATTCTAGTATTATCCTCATAATATGGAATTTCTATATTCATCATTCTTTACGATCTTCTTTTACGTATTTTTCAAATTTGTCTAAATACTCAAAACCTTCTTTGATTCTATTCATTGTACGAAAATTTATGAAAGCATTCTCAAAACATCCTTGTTTTAAGGCCTTTTCAATATTCTCTTCTGCTTCTATTATATCCTGTTCCATTTCTATCTTTTTTGTTTTTATATAAAGATCGAATTTACGAGACATAACTTTTTCGTCAATAAAATCTTTTGCTTTCTTAATTGCTTTCTGTATCAAGTTCATAATCTTCATCTGTTAAATTTTGCTCATCATCTATAATATCTCCAGTTACTGGTAGAGGAATCTCATCCTCTTTTATAGGAACAATGTCCTTATTAACATCAATAACTATAGGCTTAAAATTATCTTTTATGTTATACATATCATTCAATATAGAACAATTATATCTATTATTTTCAATAAAAGAACTTCCTTCATGCCAATGACCATATAGATGATATTTTATATTTTTAGGTATAAAATGGTTTAATATACTATTATAATAAGGATTATCGTGAGTAAGAAGTACGTTTGTATCTCTTGGAATATTGTCATAACAACAAATATTACTTTCTTCATTATAATCATCCTCAAATGCCCATTTTCCATTTTGGAACTTTACAGGACGTATAAAAGGGCAGCCATAGAACTTTATTCCTTCGTAAGTATATTCACTATTTATAAGAATTTCTAACTTACCATTAGTTCTAATGCTTAGATCTTTACGTAATTCTTCAAGATAACCTTTTTTATAAGCATCTTCAAGAAAAAAATCATGATTTCCAGGAGTAATAATTACCTTTTTACAAGGTAATTTATTAACCCAATTAGTAAATCTATTATACCACCAATGTCTAGATTGCTCAATTGAACGTTGTTCAACTAGTCCTACTATATCTCCACAGATACATAGTACATCACACTCTGGTATATCAATAAAATTACCATGTAAATCACTTAAACTACATACTTTCATAATATTAGAAAAAGGCTAGTATTTTTTACTAGCCTTATTTTTTAGTTATAAGAGCACATAACTATCTTATGTAGACTTTCATCTTCCTCATATTCTTCTTCGTCGTCATCATACAACCAATCATCATCTTCATTTTCCTCATTTTCATAGTCTGATGTTTCTTCGACTATATTCTTTTTACCTCTCTTAGAAGAAATATTCATATCATTAAATATCTCTTCGTTAGAAAGTTCAGGGAATAAGAGTTTTTCATCAATAAATGACAAGATATTATCAATAGATAATAAACCAAAGTTGTTTACAATAAATGTATAAGTATTTTCAATATTATCTTCTGCAATACCTTTATCTCGTAAGATTTCACGTAAGAATCGAGCATTATTATTTGCTTCAAAGTGTCTAATGTAACGGACACGTGAACAACGATCTTTCAGATAGTCGTTTACTCTATCTTCATTATTACAGGTAAACAGAACTAATTTCTTAGCATTGGTCTGTACACCATCAAGCCATCCTAACAAATTTTCTGTATCCCAGTGTTTATCTACCTCATCAAAGATGATTGTAACAGGGGTTTCAAACTTACGGAAGAAGTCATTAATACGACCTGTAGGATAATCCTCATCTACTACAATAATAGGCAGATTAGAATTTTTAGCTATAACTTTAACCATAACGGTTTTGCCAGTACCCTTAATGCCACTAAGCATTACTCCAGTAGACAATTTACTTGTTTTCTGGAAATATGTATTTACTCGCTTGATGAAAATATCATCACTCTTTGTTGTATATACTTTGGCTGGGAGACTAAGTGAACCATCTTCTTCAAAATAGGATACTCCATTATAACGGTCCCATTTCAAATTATACACTTTACCATTTACTAAGTCGTAATCAAGACCTGTAGGTTTATTGATAATTCGTTCTCCAACTTTTATAAATTCTGACATAATCTGTTAATTTTTGGTTTTTAATTCATCGATCATAGCATCGACCTGCTTTTGGTTTCTAACTAAATATAGTTTATAGTTAGAATTACTCTTCATTAAAGTATACTTAAAGATTTTCCAGCGTAAAGGGAATGAGTCTCCAATAAGTCCTTTACATTCGATTATAAAGTCTTTACCTATAAAATCAGGTAAGTAAGTCATAGCTCTTACTTTCTCTCCATTATATTCGAACTTAGGTATTAACTCAAAGTGAGTTGACTCATATTCAGCTGGAATTTTAGCTTCTTTAAGTTTTTTGTATGTATAGGTTTCAAGTTTACTTCGGAACTTTATACCATTGTAGACATTAGGTGTAGCATTTTTTACTCTACCTTTTGTCTATTTCTTTTTATTTTTTGGTTTCATATTTCCAAATATATCCGTTAGGATCTTTATGTAAGTTATTACAATAACCACTTATTGTACTCTTAGATAAATTACTAAGCTCTGCAGCTTCTTTTAAACTTGTATAGATACATAGTAAACATCCTTCTTTATTAAATTTTAATACCTTCTTATATTTCTTAAGTGGCAATTTATTATAGTTCATATTATACTTTCTAGTACACCATTCAAGATTATTAATATTATTATTATGTTTATTTTCATCTTTATGGTTAACATCTGTATAATTATTTGTGTTTTCTAAAAAAGTAATAGCTACTAACCTGTGTACGGTTTTTGTTTCTATTTTACTATTTTTAGATAAATTTACTTGTAAATATCCTGAGTTTTTAGCAAACTGCTGTAGTATTTTACCTTTTATCTTTCTGGTAGTATAACGATCTCTCTTAACTACTCTATCAATTGACCTTATTCTTCCAAAATTAGAAGCTTCATAATTTTCATAATTTGGTATAACTTTCCAAATTTCATTTTCTTTTTTCATGCTGTTAAATTATATAAACATATAATATTATAACGCATGTTTATATTGTTTGTTAACAATTTTCTCTATTTCTTTTTTTACAATTTCAAAGTTATTTAATTTTATAGCATCCGATACATCTTTTGCATTTAAATACTTTGGTATAAAACAAGCTTCTAAACCTATTTTAAGGTTTATTTTACGACTATATCTTACTCCTGCTGGGTCTCTATCAAATAGGATTATAATGCGCTTAAAACGCTTCTTAAGACCCTCTAATATATCATTAGGAATAAAAGTACTTTCAGATGAAGGAGATATTGCAGGTATTCCCATCTCATAAAGGCACATCACATCTTTCATACTTTTAGTTATAAATAATACATCTCCTTTTTTAGGTAATTGAGCATAACCTTGAATATCATATTCAGTTAAGTTATTACGCCACTTTGTATATTTATCTGCTAATGGTCTATAAATTTTAAAGTTATTGTATACTTTATAAGCATACATAGGATTTTCAGGTTTATAAATACCTTTTACAATACCATTGCATAAATAGTATTTAATACTATTAACATTAAATTTCTTTAATGTTTCCTTAGATATATTAAATTGTTGCCAGTAATTTATATCAGTTGAAGTAAAGTCCTGGCGTACTACTCCAATAACAGTATCTGTAGATGGAATATATTGTTTACTATTATCTAAAGTAGTATCAGGAGTAATGTGTAATTGTTTAATAATATCTTTAAGGATATCATTGTAATTTGTTATTCCTGTAAATAAGGACACAAACTTAATTACATTTCCACATTCTCCTGTACCGTGATCTTTAAATAATAGCTGTTTTGTTCGCTTACTATAATAAACTCCAAAAGAAGGGTTTTTATCCTTACGAAATGGACTATTATAGATGGCTCCTACTTTGAATTGCCCTAAGTAATGAGCATATATGTCGTATTCGGTTACCTTAGATAATATATAATCTAAAGTAATACATTCTGTGGGTTTCTTTACCCTTCTTTTATCATACATATCCTGTACGCGTTAGTGTGGGAGAGGATGGATTCGAACCATACCACACGCTATCCCCATTCGGCGACCTGTACTACCTATTACAGTTAACGCATCTCCCGTATATCCTATAGCTCTCACTACTATAGGATAAAATCTGTTATTATATGTTATTTTTTACATTAGCGTAAAGTTTAAAAAAATATTAGACAATATATGAATAATCTCTGGAAAATTACTTTACATCTTTGTGTTCGCACGAAAATAGTAGTAATCAATACAAGAAATCAATAGTCCTATATCTGTTAAACAGAAGTCATCTATTCCCTATTCAGTACTGCTACCATTTTTATAGGACAGTAAAATCTTTCATCTAGTGATAAAAGCTATACTTCCTAAAAAGACGTCGAAATAAACTTCGTATCATAGGACTCACACCTATCTTTGTACACCACTATGCGGGATTTAGGCATAGCTGCTATTTATTGCATAACGTATCAATCTATTCCGAATAATTTTATTATCTGCTTTATTTTGCTATCAGCAGATCTTTTATTTAGACACTCTCCATGATTAATGACAATATTCTCTCTGGTCTGTTCGAGCTCCATTTCTACAGCTCTTCCCATTCCCCAACCATTTTTATATCTACCCTTTTGATGAGCAAATAAATAATAGCGAAAAAACCAAGGACTAATTCCATTAAGTATTAATCCTTGATTCAAAGAATCTTCATGTCGTTTTAAACATACTTGTACCGTGTATTTAACTCCTTTTTCTCCTTTATATGTACCACTTGAATCAAGAGTACAATCACAAGAATATATTGCTACACGATATCCTAAATTTTCGAGTAAATCTACAATCTGCATTGCAGTATAGGCTTTAACAAGCATCTCTTGTGAACCAATACAGCAATTTTCAGATATTATTACATATATGTTTACTAAACGTCCACTTCCTATTCCATGACTTTTAATTCGCTTTTTCATAGCTGGAAAACCGTCTATAAGTCGATCATAGCTAATATCATCACCATCAGTTTCATCCCATTTATAAGATCTCTTTGAGCTACCCAAATTAAGATTTAAATCTAGCTTCTTCATTTCAGCTAGACCTTTAGTATAACTGTATTGACTCTTTTTAATAGTTGCAATATCGTTACCTCTAAAGCTTATTTCTTCAGTTTGTAAGTGACGCAAAGTATCTTCTATATTACCCTCAGGTGTAGGATGAAGAGCGTCTTCATAAAATTTACTAATGCTATCGTACGTATAAGATAATTCTACCATATAGAAGTTGTTTTAATGTTTCTTAATAGCTTTTTCTATTCCTTTTTCAGTTAACCATCTAGTTAACTGCTCTTTCTCATTGTCTGTCCAGTTAATAGTCAGACGCCATTTCCAATCCATGAAATGATGATATTTGAGATTATGACCCGCTTGGATCATACGAGTTGAACATACTTTTCGTAAGTTCTGCTCTTGAACGAAAGCTCTAAGAATTCGAACATATTCAACAACTTCTGCATCGTATCTATCTTCAAATTTAGCAGAGTACGTAACCTCTACAATACCACCAACAAAGCGGTCTATAGTGGACGCATCTAACTGGTTATTTGCTACATATTGACGATCACACCCAAAACCAAAAGTATTACTAGTAGCAATAATAATACAGTTTGGATGTCGATGAACTAAGCCCGTAGTAGTCTCAATTTCATCGTTAGCTAACGCTGCATTTAAGATCTGTGCAACTGCAGGATCTAATGCCGTTATCTCGTCAATCAATATAATAGATGGCTCAGCGTAAAACTCTGCAAAACGAGTCTTTTCACGCGTCGGATACTTATAACCAATAAACTCGGTAGCCGAAGTACCAATGCCGCAACTAATACAAAGGTAAGGTAATTCTAGCTCTTTAGCTACATTTCTTGCCATTGTACTCTTGCCGCATCCTGCTGGACCAACCATCCATATATTCTTTATGCCAGCGTCAATAGTTCTACGTAACTTATCTTCTGGCTCAAGGTCAGTAAACTTAAATCCTAGTCGTTTACTCTCCTCTAGATACTTTAGTCTCTCTGCTTCTATAAGTTCTTTTTCATGCTTATCAAGTAAATCATTTATTTCTGCTTCTTTCTGCTTAGCAGATAAACAATTAATAATCTTAATAGCCGTCAAAGATGTCTTGTACTCATTACCAAGATAATCGATAAACGTAAATCTACCATATGAGTCTTTAAGTTGGTAGATATCTTTTCTTAAGTTTAATCGCTTTTTCTTTCCATTTTCTTTTATAGTAGTAGATATAGCAGCATAGATAATATCTCCTACTTTCAATTCATCTCGTTTTACATTAACTCCATCTCTGGTGTTAATGTTTTGAATTGTGTACTTAGTATCTACTATCTCTGCATCTGTACCTGTTTTCTTAAGGAAAGTTTTATTAATAAATTTTGATAATCTCATATAAAAATTGATTTTTTAGTTCTACAAATAAAAAACGTGAGTGCATACTATTAGTAATCCATTATTTTGTCTAAAGACTCACATGGCTGTATGCTACTCACGTATCGCTATATTATGCCTAGCGTAGACTTAGGATTTTATTGTCCTATTAAAACGGCAATCCATAAGGATTTTCTGCGTTGTTCTCTACTGCAGCTTCTACTGTAGGTGAGATACTGATGCTTTCACTAGGACCCGGATTAGCTACAGGTGTCTCGACATCTGCAACTACTGGCTTAGTAAAATTGTCAATACGCAGTTCTGTAATTGCTGAAGTTTGACCTTCAGGCAATATCATAGGCTCAATAAAAGTATATTTTGCATATGACGGAAGAGTAGTATAACCCTTATCGTTATATACAATTTTAACACGCAGAAGTTTAGACTTATCTGCTTTATTCAAATAGTCTACTACTTCTTTTGCAAATTCTTCAAAATTAGTACCGTTAAATACAAGTTCTTCGTCTTTGTAAAAACAAAGAAGCAACTGCATAGTACGAGAGAACTGATTATCTTCCTTTCTCTGTACATCTTCATCACTAAGTTGTCCGTTTTTATTATCAGGCTTCCATTCTGTTTGAGTTAGAGTTGCTCCGTTTTTCTCAAATACTACTTCAAAAAACTTTCTACCTGTAGGAGATTCAGCTACACGTGCACTTTTCAATGCTACATTCTCTTGAATACCTGCAGGAATAAACTTAACGTCATTCTTTGTTATCTGTTGCGCTCTTTCTTTACTATACATATCAATGTGTTTTATTCTGGTAAATAGATTCGATCCCAATGAGTTGTAATCTCATTGTTCTCATTACTTTCTGCAATAACTATGTTCTTTCCTCTTAAGTGAGGAGCTCTAGCTTCACGTACTGAGTTATCTCCACCTTCAAATGAGATATGAGTCTCATTCTTTTTACGATAGACATAACCTACAGCATCTGCTTCACCACAAACAATGTCTCCTAATCTTCCAACTAGGTCTATTGCCATTTCTGTAAGCTCTTCACCATCCTTATTAATCATTTTATCTTTAGTATGACCAATGAGGATGAAGTTATCACATAGTTCTTTAAACATAAAAATTACTTTCTTTACTGCCTCTCTAAGATATAAATAACCGGATCCATTAGGAAGCTGTCTTACATCATTACCCTTATACGTCTTACCCATAGGAGTTTGACGATATAAAGTAGCAGCATAAGGTAAACAGATTTCCTCTAAGCGAGTTGCATTATCAATTGCAATATACTTATAGGGTTTTGTACCTGTTTGAGTAATCTTTTGTCTAATTTGATTTGCTATTTCAGCTAAATCATTAACGCTTCTTGCTTGAATAGAAAGTGCTTCTAAGAACTCAGAACCACCTTCTAAGTCTATAATGAGACAACCTTCAAGCATAGAAAGTAAAGTCGTTTTACCAGCTTTTGGTTTACCGAAAAGTATCAGAAATCGTGGATTCTGCACCTTTGGTTTATTCTTTTCAGTTGGTAGTATTAACATAATAAATTAGGTTATACTACTTTACATCTAATATGATAGTATTTGATATAATCTGAAAGAATCTGATATTGTAAAGTAAATTAAAGATTTAATGAAGCATTAATTTCAGTATTGTTATTAATCATAACAATAACGTTATTAATGATAGTCTTTTCTTCGCGAGGTAAAGACATAATATATCCACGATTATACTTCGGGATAAGCTTATAACCTACCTGAATAAAATTTCCGTACTCTTTAACAGGAGTACCATCCGGCAAACGGAAATCATATAACGGTTTACGATAATCACGGCGAAGTTTAGCGTAATCATCTAATTTTTTCATAGCCAATTCAAACTGTGTTGCAAGGCTATAGTTTTCTTCTGCAAACGGACAATAAGTACACTTCCGATACTTAGCTACGTCGCATGCAGAATATAAGTCTGCACCAAAACGAATCTTATCGCTTGGTCCAATATACTGATAACTAAACGGTGTCTCTTCAGTATCGATACCATCGATTAACAACTCAGGATAAGTAAGAGCTAAACGTTTCAGTAAATAGTTCTTATAAATACCATTCTTATCACACTTTTTGTTTGGAAGAGATATAGTTAAAATATTTTTCATAATTTCAGCCTATTTTATTATTAAATACTACTGTATGCTGCATTGTAGTATTCGGGCTAGCTTCTATCAGATTACCATACTTAAGCTCATTGTTAAACTCTAATATACATGGTTCTCCAGCATCTCTTACTTTTAAGAAATGAAGATATACCTTGTCTTTTACAGGTAAGCGATTAACTCCATAGCTAAGTATATTAAGTAATTCTGGACGTGATAAAGCTATCACATAATCACTAGCTTGGAATATTGCATCTGATGCAGCTAAATCACTACGCATAGGATAATGCATAGAAGGATTATTTATCCTATCAGGTTGTTCAATATTTCGATTCATCTGTGAAATCTGTATAATACTCGTATTAGATAATTTCTTTTTACGAATAAACATTTTCTGTAAATCGACTATTGTTCCACGTTCACTTTCGCCTTCTACAAGTAAGGCATGGTCAAGTATAACAATAAGCCATTTATCCTTAGCTATTGTTTCGTGAAAATAATCTATAGTTTTTTCGATACTTTCTACAGTACTAGGAGTATCAATATAAAATATTTGATACTTTTTAATTTTTTCTGCTTCTTCTTTAACTTTGTCTAAAGTAGCATCATCTATACTGTCATTTGCACTATATAATTCCGAGGTAGTGCGTCTTAATCGATTACTTAATTTTCGACCAATTTGTCTATAACTAAGCATCTCAAACGAAAAATCTAAGATTACAATATCCTGATCGGTATTTAAATCAATTAAATCAGTTTCAAGCGTATTTGCAAATGCTGATTTACCAGAACCTGAACCTCCTGCAATTGTTAAGATCATATTTGGTTCTAATCCACCACAGCAGACTTTATTGAACTTAGACCAACGTGTTTTTAAAGGCACAATTGTCTTATCCTTTCTAGCTTGAATATATCTAACAGATTCATCTGTTACTTCAGCTATTGTTTTAAACGGTAATGTTTTAAAGGATTCCTGTTCCATAACTATTTGCTGTTTGTTGTTCTAAGTTCATTTGCTCTTCGTAACATTCCCACTCATGTTGAGTAAGCCATTTCCACATAGTTTTCATATAACCTATTTTGCCTGTTCGCATTTTATCATCTATTTCGTACCTCAGACAAGCCATAATATGATTATGCATTGCTTTGGATTTACCTATGATACGGTTATATTCCTTTCTACATTTGTTTATATTAGCTCTTAGAAAGCCTTTTGTACCATCAGGCCTTGTAACATAAACTGGAAATACTTCATAGAACTCATTGAACATACTTTCTCTATCTTTTTTAATAGACTTAAGTAGTTCTTCTGAAGGACTATAAATTTGATTGTTGTCAGAAATATTTACTACAACAATGTTACGTTGAATTAACTCTTGTATCTCTTCTTCATTAACTCGGCTGAGAAGTTCCTGAATGTCTTGATTATTAGGTTGATTATCATTCAATACAAGAGAAATAAATACTAATTGATTTATTGAAATATTATACTTGTTTAATAGAGATGTATCTAGTTCTAGTATCATAAGCATTAAAGTTTATGACAATCCTAAAATTTTGATACAATATGTTAGATTCTGTTAAAACAGTTCTAATTGTCTTGGTTGTAATTCTTCAATTATCTTTAGAGCTTCTCTAAGATAATATCTGTAATTAATTTTGCGTTCTTCAATTGGTTTATCATCGAACTTATTCAAAAGAGTAACACCAGATGCAGTAAGCATATTCTGATATGACTTTTCTTTTGCAATATAGCTTTGTCTTCCTACATAAGGTTCATAGTATTCTACTACTTCACCTTCTGCATGACCTGTATATTTCCATTTCCATAAGTATCCACCATTAGTAGATGCATAGAAACGATTAGTTCGCTGTTGTTCTTGGTTCATGTATTCAACATGCCATTGTTTACCAGTTTTCTCAGACATTAAGAATTTACGTATATCTGTACATCCTTTTATAGTGTCTTCTACTGGTATACCATCTACAAAGTACTTTATAATAGCTTCAGGTATTATCTTTGCAGATAATCCCTTACCTAATAGTACTTTAGTAATAAACATACCTTTTGTCTTAATTAAATCAGGATTTTTAGTTTCCTTATATCCTTCTTTAACTGCAATGTAGTCATTAATTGCATATTGGTACATAGCTTCAAAACGCTCTTCTTCAAGAGTAAGTCTTGTAAGTTGTTCCCATTCTCGACAAATCTTGTTAGCCTGTTCATATATACTTTTCTTAAGTAATACAAACAGACCATCAGTATTTGCCTGGACGATTCGACATCCTATTTGTGTTAGCTTTTCAGCTAACATTAGCAATAATAACTGTCCATTTATCCTAATTTGCATTACTGCGAAAGGACTATAACAGAAGTTATGTTGATTTTGTAGATTACCTGACAAACCATTTAACGCTAACTTTAATGTCTCATTTTTCACTTTATCTCCATTATGTTTTGCTTCTATTCTCTCATCTTTAATTTGAGAATATACTTCTAAGAATTCAGGACCTAAATGTTTAGGGTAAAATCCATATTCTATTAACATACTTGGGTATAGTGATGCGACATCGATGTCAATGAGCATTTCATCTTCTTTAGGAATAATAATTTCAGGATCATTTTTAGAATGAATCCCTCCTACTCCTACAGTGTAACGTAAACCATTAAATACGAAGTTATTTTCGTAGCCTTTTCTACCAGGAGATACTATCTGATTTTTCATATCATTTAGTACTTCCTGTAAGATAGGACTATCATATTTAATAAACGGTAGTATTACATCCTTTAATGGTATATAATCCATTGGTGATCTTAATCCTTCAATATCCCACCAGGTTAGACCTGTTTTTTCAAGATACTTTTGAGTTAAAATCTTCATTCCAATGTTTACACCATCCTTACTAAGGACTCGTACACCGTATTCGTCTTCAATAGCTATACGTAAGTCAATATCTTTCTTACATCTATTTAAAAGCTCTGTAGTTGATTCAATATCATTGATATTATAATCAATCATATTGTCAAAATCTTCTAATGGAAGAGGCTTACTCCAATCACATACAAATTCTTGTACATTAGGATATTGCATAGTTACTTGAATTTCTTTCAAACCTACTCTAAGTTTATTAGAGTAAAGCATAGTAAGTAAATCAAAAGTATCAAACCAAATCTGATACTTCCAATGTTTCCAAGTTTCTATATCATCTTCTGTAGAAGTAGTAATAGTCCTACTTAAGTTAAATATAGAACTACATATTGTAGCTACATTATAACTCATGAGTTTGTCTTCATACTCTATAATATAGTTTATTATAGGATTATCATAATGTAGATTATTATATCCACAAAAGATAATCTCAGATTTTATTTCTAAATTTGTAGTATAGAAATCACCCCATTTTATGTAAGAATCTACTTGTTTAAAAAACCTTACTAATTCTCTTAGTTGGTTCTTTCTTTCAGAGATTTCAAACTTATATACTTCTCCTGTTTCTGTATTTTTAACAGAACAGTGAAAGATATTTTGAAATACCTCGATATCGAATACAAATACCGTCTTTCCACGTATTTGCATATCATTAAAGTTTAGTTAGTTGCGGAGATAGGATTCGAACCTATATTTTTAGCTTATGAGACTAATGAGTTACCGTTACTCTACCCCGCAATAAGAGCTAGTTTCCTAGCTCTGGCTTTAATTATTGTTTAATTTCTGTAACTCTAGTAGAAATAAATCTATTCTAGAATCTTCATAGAAGCAATCAACTTTAGTATGTTTCAACTTATTAACTGCTTTAGGGAACATTTTCTGAGCTGCTATATATATAGCTTGCCCTTCACGTATTTCAGTATTTACTCGAATAAGTTTTGCTGCTTCTCGCTTAATACTGATAATGTCTAACACTGTAATTTCATTCATTATGCTGCTAATTTGGTTTCTTTTTTTGATTTAGTGTCTTGTTTTTCTCGGAATATACAGAAACGATAGTTTCCACCATTATATTTTTTCATATATTCTGATTTTTCCCAAATTTCAATTCCAGCATAGTTTCGTATTGATTTGCTGAATTCTAAATTCATAATTTCAGCTTTCTTACGAAGTTCCTCTAAACTAAGTCGAGATGGTGTACTGCTAAAATCATATGGTAGATTATTACTATCATATAATTTTACTACTAATAAATTAGGACAATCTCCCTGATTATATTTAGTTACAGCAAGTTTATATGTTGCTTTCTTAAACATAATACTCTGTATTTTCTCATCATGAATAGCCTTTAGCATCTGCTGTTTAGCTATACGGTTCTCTCTACTATAAGTAGAGTTAATCAGTTTGTCATGATAGTCACTGAAAGGAGCTTTATCAAAACGTTCTTTCTTCTCTTCCTCAGTAAGACTGCTATTTCTAATATGTGGTTTACTAAACGTAATATCCTTTAAAGTAGGATGTTGAAATGTAGTTCGAGTACGTTCTGTACCACTCTTATCTGTATAAGTTACAGTCTTTGCAATCTTAATAGATTGATTAGCTTCTTTAGAAGACTTACCAGATTTTGTCCAGTAGTCTATATATGTATTATTTTTCTGTTGATCAGTTTTGTTCATAGTTGTAATATTTTATAAAAAGGAGTAATATTCCTACTACTCCTTTCACTCATTAATTTTTAAAATTTTTATGAAAAACAATAAAGAGTAATGTTATGCTACTAAATACAAAGGTGCAGAATCATCACTCAAATCTGTATTGTCATTGAAATCAGCAATTGCTTTACGCAAACTATTCAATGTTAACAAACATCCATTTTGCATATTACGGAAATATGTACGTGTAAGTTCTTCAGTAATACCTAAATTACGTTTTCCTTTTTTAGCCTTAAGCACAGGATTAATTGTATGCTCTTTAGCCATTTCACCTAGCTTAACATAGAATTCATTTAAAGCTGATAGCTTATAAATGTTAATAATGTTAGCATCTTTAGGAAGATCTTTAAACTTCATTCCCATATTAGCACACTGGATTCGTAACTTAAGAATTACTAGCTCTTCGTACATAGCACGAATATGAGTTAGTAATGCTCGTAAATCATAATTACGAGTAAAACCTTTTTTAACTACATTCTCTGTAGCTATAATTCGCCAGCTACGAGTAATCTCTGCAGTTAATTTATCACGTTTTGTAATGAGTATGTTTGGCTTAATATTTGTTGTAATTGATCTTGTCATATATGTTGATTTTTAAAAAGTTAATACTTGATTAAAATAACGTATATTAGAAATCGCTTACCTGTAGTGCTAGTAGCTCTATCGAAAGAGTAGCTCTAATTATTTCAAGCTTGCCTTATTAACCTTACGGTCATTATCTACTAGCAGATAAAAAAACCAAGAAGCCCTGACCCATCATCTTGGGCTCTTGTGGTTTTATATAAACATCTCCATTTCTTATTCGATACATAATTACTTTAATAACATTTACATCTATTTACTATAGTCTTTACATATCTACTAAATACTCTTTTGATGAGTCTATTCAATTCTAAGCATGGAATAAGCGTACATCTGCTAATACTTATTCATGAATAATTAATCTTCTATGAGATTAATATTGATTGCCATGTCTCCACCACCTAAATTAAGATAGCCAATACATGAGCCTATTTTTTGTCCACGCGCATTTTTTTGCTGTTGCTGTGGATCATCGTCTATCAGCATAGTTTTACTAATTTTGTAATCCCCTTCTGTTACACCTAGAAAAGCATACAAAGCAAATCGATTGATAACTGACTCATAATCATGAGTCTTATAAGCTTCTTCAATAACTTTCTGAGTAAGAATGTTATTGAGATACTTATTTGGCGGTAGATACTTGCTATAAGCTGCAAGCATCATTGTACTCAACTCCCGAAACTCGTAAGTTTTTTTATCCTGAAACAGCCAACTCCACCAATGCTGTCTACTTCTATAAAAGGTTACTGACCCATCGTCATGAACCTTAATAGACTCAGGAATTTCTCCATTAAGAAGAATTTCACTACTAATACGAGTATCTTTCAAAAGGAGTTCAAGTAATAATTTCTTAGAATCAGAAAGTATTTTCATCCTTTACGAGAACTTTTCGTTATTTTTTAATCGGAGTACCGAGCTCGTCATAATAACGATCACAGTTAGAAGCCTGAAGATTGTTAAGTTCCTTCAGCATCTTGGAGAGATTTAACATCTCTTCTGCAATCTGATCAGCCTTTTCCATCTCGAAGCCATTCAGACGGTTGACATGTTCAGTCAACTTCAAATAATCGGTAAAGAAGATTGGAGCACGGCCAGTTGTAGTCGGTTTGCTATTGAACTCAATAGCCTGAGCGATAGTTTCATTGTTTACTTCATTGAACTTGGCAGGTCCAATTTTGAACTGCAAAGACGGATCATTGTTCAATTCAATGACCGGCGTACAGCCGTCAGGAAGACAAGTTATACGACTACCCGTAATGTCAATTTCTTCGATTACATACTTCATAATCGGCCGAACAAGACGAAGTTCATTTGCCCGAACTTTATCATTGTATTCCAAATCAGCCGGTTCTGCTTTTACTGTCAGAATCTTCTTACCAATAAGATTCCAAGTTTCTAACTCTGCCCGATACGGAGCAATCATAGCACCGTTAATAGTTGCTTTTTCCATTTTAATATCTCCTACTTGATTTTAAGATTGATTTCTTAGCGAGATACAATCATTTTTATTAATACTAGTTTTAAAAAATTAGCGTATTACTCTTATTCTGCTAACCTGCTCAATTTCTTAGAGCCGCTTTAATAAAGCTTTGAAAGAGGTTAATTAAACTCAATAATGTATTCAGTAATACGGTGAATTGTTAATGTCTGATAAAATCTGTAATTTACTGTTAATGTGTATAAGTATAGTAGAACTCACTTACTAGATCGTAATGCTATTGCATATTCTGAAGTTTACTTGTAAAGCTGTTAATGTCTGATAAAATCTGTAATTTACTTGATTCTTCATACTCAGTATTCCCCGTAGGACTTTACTCATAAGACGTATGAGTCAACTGTTCTTCTGTTTATCTACTTTCACTTAAACGTTTATAATATGTCAAAATGTTTGAAATAATTTGTTAATTATCTCTGGGCTTCTAGATTGTACTTAAAGGGGACTAGTAACCCTACCGTTTCCCTATCTTGCCGTACCTTATAACGCGATTAGATGCATTATAAAGAGCCTATCATCATAGTACGATACTACTACAGGCATATAAGCTATTACAACATTCTTATCCTAAATAGGACTTGGCGAATGAGGGTCGTTTCTGTTGAGAAACGTTACTAAAACACTATTTTTTTTACAAAAAGCTGCCTAATTTTTCAAGACACCCACTTTCGGACATATTCACTTCCGACATTGCGATAAATCTCGGGTTCCTACTTCACCTTATGGTATTTCCAACCATTCAACAACATACCCTAATGAGAGGTACTATAGTGTCGTCTCAGCGATCTTCATTGATAGTATATTGCGGTATACTATTTTACGAAATTTCATGTAGCAAGGTTCTTCGATAGCGGGGTGGCTTGTAAGTTTTGTCAGAACTTACTACCATTGAACTTCCCAATTGTTTTTAATATTAAATATGTTTACACTCTCCTTATTTGTTATAGCTGTTCGATTCAGCGTAGGCACTCATCAATAAGTCTTACTTTCTTCATATTCTCTTTAATATGCAAGTTGCTTATTAAGGCAATACACAGATTACTTCTACTCTGCTTCGTGTCGGCCTCTAGGATGCTTCGTAAGATCCTGCTCTATGCTGGAGTGCATAGCTCTTACCAAATTATTTATAGCAAACCTTAGTACTAAAGTAACTTTACTTCAACTTTCCAAGTTTTAATAGTGGTCCTGGCCCACTCCCTTTTCTTTCGAAATAGATATATTTATACTAATCCTATATCTATCAACCAATAGTCTTATCGCGGACTTCAGGCGCTAGTCAGTTTATACTCCAGTGCAAAGCACGTTAGATTTTATAGTGACATTACTGACAAGTCACTTTATTATATAATAACCTTAACTTCATTCTGCTTATTTGTCATAAACAGTATAGTAATTGCAACTATATATGAAATATCTCAAGCTGTAAGACACGCAATTTACTTTCCATAGGGATTTCTCCCAAACAGCTAACTCTTACGTTCACTGTATTGCGTATAGGTTTTGCACCTAATCCAGTTAATCAGTCATATAGCTTCAATACAAATGAAGTTCTATATGGATCATTGCTACTCAGCCATGTCTTGTCTCAATTTCTGCTCATTATTATATAATTTACCCCTTTATATACATATATTTAGACAAATAATGTCCATTCCCAATTGAATCATGCGCTTCGATACGAGTGAAGATTTTAAATATATGTAAAACACTAGGTTAGTATTCTTTGGCCAACGGATTGGTTACCGCCCTGCACAGGGGAGTTTTGGAGACTACCCTAGAATGCTAGTCGATTCAGATTTAAATGACAACATACAGCACGTGTTCACATCCCTTCGTGATTCTGCTTTTGAAATAGCTAAAACGGATATGTATAGAGGTGAACGATACCCCTTTGCCTTGTTTAGATGCGATAGCTGCTCCTTCCACATCTGCGTCTTTTAGTCACCAGTCGGTTCTCACTTATGGGTTACGCACGCTCTCCCATTTTCTTGTTGCTTCTTCAGTTATAGAACAATTTTATAACACAACAAGTTATCATACTATAGTATAAATAGAATAGTGTTTGCTATTACTTATACATTTCAGTATCCTGTATTGCTCACATCACACGGCTTAGTCAGGCTCAAGTAATGAATTTTTACACTTATAGCTCTTATATACCGCTTGTGCATCTCTATTAGCGGTCTGCGTTTATCTTCGGCAGATTACCAGTTTTTAACTGGTAAAGTTTTATTAATAGGCATTAACCTGTTAAAAAACTTAGTTCTATAGGCAATGTCTTCAGGTAAATAAATTACCTTTTCAATTACCTTGGTTTTAAACTCCGGGAGTGTTTCAACGTCCCTTGTAATTGTCACAGAAGTATTATTGACGTCACCGTCAACAGATACAGTCTCATCCTTAAGATTGATATTGATAGACTTAGAATTCAAACCAAGTACGTCTACTGGTGTTTTAGGTACGTCTACCCAACGAATCATAGTCTGACTTGCATCTAAAGTTTGAGACGGAGAATTTGGATCAAATCCAATAAATCCTCCAAGACACACTACGAATAGTGTGATCCACAAATTAATCCGTTTCATATTGATTATTTGTCGGAATAGGCACTTTTGTCTACATAATCTGCAAACCTTGCGATAGGTTTCGCATAATATTTGACAAGTTCTGCGACTTTATCCTTGAGGATACTTGGAGAATCGCCATATGTAGAAACAAGTGTCTTGTAAATAGCAGATGGATGAATAGTTACAAAGCCGTTCTGATCAGCATTCGTAACAGTTACTTCATCATCTTTTCCTTTCAGGATAGCATCAATAGCCTTATCTGCATTTGCAGTAAGAATATTGAGAGTAACAGCACTGAGTTCTTTCTCTAAGGTTGTTTTGAGATTGTCACCGGCTCTCTCGTTCCATTCCTTCAATTTCTTTTCGGAATTGATTGAAACGATTACCTGAATAAGTTCTGCAATTTCTGCATCACTGACGCTTGGACACCAGCCCTTCAACAGAGCATGTGCACCAAGAATACTATGCTCAGTATTCAACTTGCCTCCTACCATACCTTTTATGCAGGTAAGCAGTGTTGCATCTGCTCCACTCTTAATGAGATTTGCAAGCACAACGGCCTTCTTTTCTTCTTTACTGAATGAGAATGCCTTACGTCCCCATTCAATACCTTGAAGGAAGTTCTTTCCAATACCTTCTTTCTGTGAGAAAATAGTACGGAGAGCTTTCAACTTATCTGCAGCTGGCATATTAGGATCTGGTTCAGGAATTTCTTCCTTAGCTGCAGCTGCATCCTTTCTAGCGTTTTCCTTCACTTCCTCAGGCACTTCCTTGAACTCAAGTACTAACTGACGAGAATTATCATTTGCCTGCATATACTTCACCTTAATGCCAAGGTATTCACCAAGAACGCGTTCTGCTTGTTCACGCATTTCGGCATTAATACGTACTCCCATAGTCTGGAAGTCGCCTTCAAGCTGAGTGAAATACTGTACTAAAGCAACAGATGTCATAACGTCAAACTGACGTTTCATTGCTTTTTTTACCTTTTCAGGAGTTTCTGGGTTAGTCAAATACTCGTTCCGAATAATGCCCATAAGCTCAATCGCATGATTCTTGTCAATGCGGTCCTTAGAGCCATCACTACCAAGCATTCCACCCAATGAGGTAGATGTTGTGATAGCAACACTTTCCGGTTTTACTACTTCAGGAACAATAACTTCCCCTTCGGTCTTGGTCTTTTCGTCCTTAACCTGCGGTTTATCTTTGGTTTCTTTGTTTTCCACTACTTCCGCAGGCTTTTCATCAGGTTTCGGCGCTTCTACTGTAGTAGCTACAGTATCTTGAGTCTTTGACGGTTCCTCAACCTTTGCCTTATTTTTCTTAGCTAATTTCTCAGCTTTTTTACTAACTTTTGCCATTTTGATAATGTAGCGCTCCTTCGCTATAAGTTAATAGGTTATATACTTGTAAATAAAATAAATTAACTCTGAGATGTAATCTCTGCAGTCACGAGTCATCTATAAATTTACTTTCAGTTCTCGCTGTAGGTAATCCTTCTGCTTCAGTTACTGTACTGTCACGTTCAGCCTTGTTTTCCTTACTCGTATAGTCCTGATTGCAAGGTAATACATTCCAAACAACGGGTGTATTACTACTATACGTGGGGGCTGATTCTACAGTAACCACTGCAGCTTTCTCAGGAGTAGAAGTACATTCCTTATATACTTCTTTAACTCCTGCACCTACAAGTAAGCCTATTACTAGAATGGCCATTAATCTAGAAAAGGCTTTGGCATCTTTCATCAATCTTGCGATGATGAAACATATCACTATTGCAGCAAGCAATAGACCAAATGAATTTGCCATAATTTGTAAGTATTGGTTAATATTGGTTAAATAATTGTTTTAGTCTTTGTCTTGCCTTATTTAAACAAGTTTTAACTGTTGCTTCTGGTATGGCAAGCTCTTGTGAAATTTGCTGATAGGATTTCCCATCAAGTCGAGCATATATTAAATCTCTATATTTTTTCTTAAGACGAGGAATACATTCCATAACAATATTAATATTCTGTTGAAATATCATATTATCTTCAGGACTATGTTCTAATCCGCTTAATTGAATCTTCGATTCCTCATCGTCAATATAGTTATTTAATTGCTCTTTTTTATTCCTTCTTATATAGTCAATTGCAGTATTAACTGTAATTGTCTTTAACCACATTTCAAATGAAATATGATTAGTATAAGATTGTAACTTTAGATATACTTTAGTAAACACCATAGATGTTATATCATCTGCTGCATCTGAATTATGTACTACATTATTAGCAGTATACCAGACTGTTTTATAATAGTTATTATAAAGTGTATTAAAAGCTTTTTCGGAACCTTCTCTAGCTTGCTCTACAAGAAGCTTTTCTTCTTCTTTCATAGTAGCTAGATTTTAGTGGACTATGGTTAACTCAATAGCCATAGTCCTAAGATTAGAAAGGAAGAATGTAATCCAATATATATTGATTAATTACAGCTTTTCTTTTCCAATAGAGTTCTTTTATCCAATTAGACCACTCTAGTCTTTTACTAGAATCAAGATAAGTTAAATTCATAATCATGTTTACCGCAATTCTTAACTGTACTAACTCTGTTTTAGAGTTTGAGTTATGAATATCAGTAATCATAACATTTAATATCTTACTTTGAACTCTTTTAGCTATAGTAGCTATTTCAGGATGCTTAATCCTAATAATAAGAGCATTAGATAATCCATAAAATATTGCTCCTTCTATAGAATTATCTTTTACTAACTTATACCAAGTAGAACCTATATTGAATTTACCACATCCATATACCTTTTCATTTATCATAAATGGTACAGGCATATCAGGTGTAGTTACTATAGGTAACGTACTTGAATAGAACCTATATTCAGGCTCCAATTTATCTTGCAAATACTCAATGACATTCATATTACAACTCTCCTTGAAGCCTTAACCTTGTTTCAATTTGAGCAATAATCATATCTGCCTGAGATTTTGAGAAACCTTTGTTAATGAATACAACTTGAGTTTTCACAATATAATCTTCAGGGAACATCTTTCTGTTGTTCTTATAAGCCTGAATGAAATCGTTAAACTCTTGTTCCGTATACTCAATCTTAGTTCTCTCAGTAGCCTCTAAGCCTAATGCATTTTTGACTGCCTCACTTACAGAGGGATAGTCAAATACATATGACTTCGGATTAGCTACGATGTCTTGTAGTTCAAGACTGTCTTTTTCTAGTACTGTGATAGTACCGTCTTTTTGCATGTCATTCAGTAAAATACCTCTGACAGCAACCAAACATGGCGCAGTGCCTGCAATTCTCACTAAAACACTAATGTTCTTTCCATTGGCTATATATAAGCCTGGTTTTTTAAGTTCTAACATATTTTATTCCTCCTTTTTGAAAAATTTGTCTGCTACTACCTTTGCATCAGATAAAGAAAGTTCATATTTATCCTTAATCTGAGAAAGAAAATCCATTTTACTGATACAAGACTGAGCTAAAGCTTCTAATTCGTCTTTGACTCCTTGAGCGTTAAACTTTACCCAAGGAACAATTTCAATTTTCTTTACCAACATTGTTCTTTATAATTTATAATTTCTAAATCAATTCTTTTCCAAAAATCATATCCTTCACTAGTTGCTCTTGCATCAAAGCAATCTATAAAAGGACAATTACGAATTAGATGTCTTATACGTTCAACAGAACGCTTATGCATTCTATTATTACGCCAGCTTTGAGGTATACAATTTTCATAGATTAAATCTATTACTCTTGTTAGAACTTTGTTCTTTCTAAGAACATAATCCCACTCTTGAGGTAGGATGTCATTGATTGCTTTCTTTACACTCATACTTTACATCTTTTTGAGTTTCACCATAAAAGGAATCTTCGTAATTTGTTTCTTTAATAAGAATTAATAGATACTTTATACTATTACACACACTATTCAAAGCACCTTTTAATACATAATTTCTCATTTGTTTATCAATGCGATTAAGCATTGTTAATACACCAGTAAGATACATAATTGTAAAGTTCCTTTTATACGCTTTTATTTGTTTAACAGTTCTCATAATTTTGATAATTAAATAGCGGTAAGGAGAGGATTCGAACCTCTCTCTTCTAACATCATTAGTGTTAGCGTTTCTAAGCCTTATAAAACTACTTACTCCAGCCTTTTACGACAATGGCGAGCCGTTCAGATTATTACGCTACTAAGCGAGTATAATCTGTTACATAACTTGTATTGCCAGTTATCTGCTTATTGACCTATTCTATCTCCTCTATGTCGCTGTCAAAACCATAATGCCCCGATTGCAGCTCAGTTGCCATTTGTGTTATTTCACACATGAGGAAGAGTTACCCATCACAGGAGCTGCCACTGGTTCGAGTCGAACGAACATAGTGGAGCATACGGGAGTCGAACCCGTGTCCAAACGACGATTCAATAGACCTAACAGTCAATTTCTTTAAAGTTAACTAAAGTATAACTCGCGTGCAGAATTAAGCCATACTTCATAGAATAATCTATTTCACAGCACTCTCTACAGGTAGGCCTTCGTTATGTTATACAATACTCCTGCTATTTTTATAGTTAACTTTTATTGTGGGTATATAGCCGATCAAAGCTATATACCCTTAATGCTACTATCCTATTTATTCGTATTCCTTATTCATAGGCAACCCCTTTCCTTCACCTGACCTAGATAGTAATACCTGGTTGACCGTTGTATAGTCCATTGTACTCTTGCTTATTTCTAAGCTTCCATTAGGGTTTTGGTTGGTAAATAGTAGCTTGGGTTGACTGCACCATACTAACTTGTTTAGGGTTAATAATATAATTCTCTGCCATATGCCTCTGGCGAAGGAGCACTGACAGTAACTGCTTTAGTTTGTGTCCTTTCAGAGTTATCATCTCTAAACTGACATACATCACAATGTTGTTTATTACATTGTAACGGGCAATCATTCTTAATTAAATTAAGAGTAGTTGCTTTTAATTTCCGGTTGCAGATTAATCTACTCACAGCTTATAGATTTAAAAGATTTACGATCATAAGGCTGTAATTTAGCTCTACGTGTTGTTTTTGTTCTCTTGTTTACAGACTTAATTGCATAAGAGCTGTCTTTAAACGTCTTTCCCATAATTACATTTCGTTAAGGGTTGTTAATGCTGAAATAGCAAGCTTCGGAAGGAATTCCGCATTCATACTTTTCAGTATATTATACTCTCTCGTTGATCGTGGACCAGTAGCAATTGTTTTAAGGATAATAGGCTCAATAGCCTTATCAACAAAAAACGCTTTCCAAAATGCTCCTCTAAATGCTTCTTCCTCAGTAGGATCACCACATACAACACAAAGTTGTTTACAAGCCTTGATAAAAGCACTATCTTGACTTTCACAATTTTCTCTTCCAGCAATATAGCTTGTTTCTATAGCTACAATATTTCCACATTCATTAGGAAAGGCTTTAGAGAGTGATTTTTTAATCTCTTCACTAGTGAGTGAATCATCTTTAATACCAAAAATTACTATTCTCATAATATTATTGATTAATATGTTGAAAAACCTATCTTATTTTGTTTTCCTTCTGCAAGTTGTTTGTTAATTACAACAGGATCCGGACGGAAGAACTCAATGATAAAGTCATCATAGTTCTCATTTATAATAATACTAAAACTACCTTCTAACGATATTATAGTACTATTATCATCAGGATCTTTAATAATTTGTTTTATGTAGGATTCATTAATCATACTGTTTGTAGTACCGTAGGATATGCCATTTTTAAATATCTTTACTTCACAAACAATATAAGCAGTGTTGTTCTTATAAACTCGTACCATAAGTTAATCTACCTCCTTATAAGTATGCTGATGATAACGAACCCCACAATGCTTGCAATACACTCTATCCTTAAACCGCTTGTTAAGCTCTGTTTTAGGATTAAATTCACTACTCCATTGATGTCCATTAATAAGACAATCAATTTCGTTCATAGCCCTTGTATAGGCTAATGGGCTGCTAAAGAGCTTCTTATGAGCTTCTGATTTAGCCCGAGAATGCATTTTAAACGCTCTCCACTTGAAATAAATTTTTTTTAAAATACTCATCTTTTAAATATTTAAAAGTTAATAACTCAATTGACGACGACCAGGATATTCTGGATTTTTTTGTTAAATGGTTAATATCCACCCTACATTTGTTAATAAGAGACTTCGTAAAACACCTTTTACTTATTTACCGAAACTAGAATAAACTTAATTCTAATTTTAAGCTCTCACTTAGTTTTAACTCATAAGCAGAAATAGCTGCAAAACTAAATCTTATTGGAGTATCTGATTTTAACGTCTGCACGATCATAGAACACAAATACGGATATCTCGCACTTTATCCACTATTACCGTATTCAAGGGTATAAAGACACAATATGCATTCTACTTACGCCCCACAGGTTTGTCATCTTCTGAAGACATTCATTTAGGCAATTGCACCTATTCTCACGAACAAGTGCAATAATTATCAATAACTAAATATAAAGGACATTTTTATTCATCTTTAATAGGTATATCAGCCGTAGATTTCCTCGGTATAGAATCTGGTGTAATCTTATTTTGTTTATAAGTATCATTAATTTGTGCACCAAATTCTACATTATCGTAGTCCTTCCTGTTTTGCAAATACTCCTTGGCTATGTCACTATTCGACATTTCAGTGCCTCCTTTCATAAGTATTGCAATAAGGGCTACATCCGGCATATTCATAAATATTGAATCATATCGAGATTGTTCTTTAATATCCTTTCGGAATTGGAGAATGTCATCGATAGTTACCGGTTCGGTATACGTTGTTGTATCCGTAGTTTGTACACTTTCAACCTTATCAGGGTTAATAGCATCTTTAATATCGTCCATAATATTAGTACGTACGCTAATAGCAGTACCTATACTAACAATGAGAGCGATAATACTGAAAATTAGGGCATAAATAAGCCCGTTTTTGTTTTGGCTTTCCATTTTTGATAAATGTTTTTAGTTAATAATAAATTAATCGATTCCAAAGATATGTTTCATATACAATGGCTGAAAAGTTTTAGCTGCATATTCTGCGGCATCTCTACTAATGAATCGTAGACGAGTACCGACATCAGCATACGCACCACCAAGGTCATCGCCAGAAGCCAGAGAGAATAAACCCGCACCGGAACCATCTTTAATCTTGTCCCAATCAATATGCCACCAACTGTACCATGTTCTGATAGGTTTATTTTGTTTATACTCTGGTATCCATGGTTTATTACCGTTAGCAATAAAGTTAATTGCTTGAGTAATAGTACATAGCTGTATATACAGCAGTACATGCTCCTCTAATTTCCTACGCTTGTCAATAGGTTTAATACCTAATACTTTACAAGCACTTTTGTAATCTTTTACTTGTTCAAACATAATTTTGATTAGTATTTGTTTAACATTTTGGATAACTGTTTAATTTGATTAGATATTATATTAAAACTAACTCTGTCTATATTTTTTATTGACTTAGCTACTTGTTCTAAATCTTCTATAACTTCTCTAATAGCTGCTTTAATACTTACTCTAGTAAGAATACTAATAGGTACTCTTGCTTCTAACTCCTGTAATTTATTATTACGAGCTTCAAGAGCTTCAGGAAATGTAGCAAATGTTCCCACTTGGATATTTTCACCATTGTGACGTATTATCACACGATAAGGCTTACTCTTATTATATCTACATAGATATATGTACTTTTGACTTTTACTTCTCGTCATTTTATAGTATCTCCTACAAAATAAGTATTATAATATAGATAATCTCTAACATATATCTCTTTAGTCTTTTTACTAAAAGGGTTCATGAGTTCTAACACATAAGTGTCTGAGTTCCGTATATACTTATTAGTCACAATATAGTTCTTATACTGTGCTTTAAGTTCTACATAATTATAATAATCATAGTCTGCACAATATTTACTTATTGATATTGTTGCTATTAATATTATAATTAATGCAATTAAAAATTCACTGATACTTGTGAGTATACTATTTGAATAACTTCTTCTGATTGTCATACTATGCTATTCTAATACATACTCTAGTAGGTTCATTATCTTTCCATTTTATACTAGGAAATGCATCTGATGGTATACCGCATACATGAACTGAAGTACTTAACCATTCATCAGTACTCTTTCTTGGTTTGTTTCTATATAGAAATAGTCTACCACTACTATCTCTAGCTACCCATGCTCGAATTGATTTCTTTGCTCTCATAATTATTGTTTTTAAGTTAATGAATGTACTCAGAGCGGGAATCGAACCCGCACGATTGTAATAATCATCAGAGTTTAAGTCTGAAGCGTCTACCAATTTCGCCATCTGAGCATTTAGTTAATAAATTATTAATAATCTTATTATTATTGAACTAATTGCTATTCCTCCACTAATAGTACTTATTATAAATAATGTTCTAAGTACGTTGTTTACTGTTTTTGAGTATGGTGCTTGCATAGTACAAGCTGCTATTATTATTGCTAATATACCACAAAGTACAGTAATTAATGTTGCTATTGCTTCTACCATAATTTATTGATTAAATTGTTAACAAAAAGTAAGGCATTAGTTTTCATAGGTACAAACTGGAAGATTTATTTAACCTATTACTTAACACACTCACCACGTGAAGGCTGCCTATTTGAGTGCAACTAGTATATCTATATTCACATATAAACATACTAGCAATACTACTCTTAGTATTCCACAAATCCATATTAAGCTAACGGAACATGAGTTGAGGACTATCCTACGCTTAGGATTAATAAGTATAACATGATTCAGAAGCCTTACTATTGCGTTAGTTTATAGAAGTTTGTTATACTGCATGATTTTAAAGTCTGCACTAATACTAACTAATATTATGTATTGCAACTTTCAAATACATAATTAATAACTCCTTATTCTGTGATATTTGCTTTAAGTTGTCGAATAGCTTCGTCACTAAAATGAATAATGGTTAATATTGCTAGATATAAGCCCCACATGCTTGTCAAGGATTCTCACCTTAAAGAGGAGAGTATGATTATCCTTTGAACATACTCTCTGGCTTACTGAAAAATGTTATAGGACAGCCACGTCCCTGGATTTTACTTTGTACACTAGCTTTTTCTTCTTATACGGTACATGTCTTTGATTTCTCTGCACTAATACTTAGGTATAAACCTAACTATAAAAGAATTTCCAGAATACTATTTGCAACTATTATTCCTTCTATTGAGATATAGGTTTATTTATATGCGCTCCTAAGATATAAGCCCCACAAAGTTGACACTGATTCACACAGTGTAGAAATAGAGTAAGCGCATTAATATAGCTATGGAAAACACCACTATAAGCTATGCTAAGAGCTACGTACGATATGCCGTCTCATTTTCTCTTACTCTATTAACACTTAGAATATTACATCTGACCGTAATATATTACATTTGCCTGTGAAGCGCAAATAACTAAGAGAGATACTTATTGTTCAGTTAGTATCAGACTGTCAAGAACCTCATTAAGCCTATCGAGGTATAGCTTATTCCCATCTATACTTGCTTTTGGTTAGTTGCTACTAGATGTGCACTCACAGCGAACCTAACTGTGCATCTACCACGTGGATTTGTAGTCTGTCTTCAATTGTGCATATTGATTAGGACTACTGTTTGACTCTGCATTTGTTCAGGCTTGTCACTGACTATGGGCTGCATTAAGAAAAGAGTTATAATAGTATAGTCCTTAGCGTTACCTAAGTCTTTATAAGGGCATACCTAACTTATACTATTATAACTTAAACGTGGTTAAATAATGTCTCACGACATAAGTAGATGATTTGCATTTCATAGAATAATTACTTTGCGAAAATCTATATTATATTATTAGATTCCAAACAAATGGAAGGATACAACACTAATTAGCCATAACGATATTGCCATGGCTAAGCAGATAGCAAATTCTTTATTCTTCATTGTCTTCTTCTTTACATCCAATCATGATAGCTAATATGCCTACGTACACTGTACTAAAAGCAGCATAGCAACCCATTCCTGCCTTAGTTGTTGGACCGAGAGAAGATAGTATAATAAGAGTTAATACTATATACACAAAGAAAATAATAAAACCTTTCATAATATATAATGTTTTAGTTAGTAATTTCCTGATTGTAATATGCATCTTCAATATCTGCCTTTAATTGTTCTTTGTCGTATATATTATACCAATCACATAGATTGTTACAATATTCTTCAAAGTCATTAAATGCAGTATGCATTGAGTTAGAAGTACTATTTAATACAGCTGCATATAGTGCTATTGCTTTACTTCTTTGTGCATATTTGAGTGTCTTAAAAGAATTAAAAACTATATCACAAGATATATTAAAGACTAGTTGTTTCTTGCCTTTTATACGTTCTACTGTATAAGCTGTGAATTCTTCCATATATTTTGATTTTGATTAATAATCAAATTTTCGCTATGTTCACATTCAATTGTGATATGCAGAATGCGCAAGGCTTATTAAGCCCTACGCTTCACACATTGAGAGAAAAGGCTATATATTTTAATCTACTAAAACATACGTACCGTTTTCGAGACCTCGTTTAAAGTTACGTTCTGCAAGTTCCTCCGGTTTACCTTCGACACTGTTTTCTTCGGCATCACAGAACAGTACAAGACTAATATTAGAATACACACGAGGTATTAACTCAGTTGTTTTATACTTTTGTCCTTTTGGTATCACTTTACCATTAACCCTTGCTGTACCGTCACTTATTTTTTCGACTTCTTTTTCATCCGAATAATATTCGCCATCCCTGTTAAGGATATGAAACTTTTTACCCGTATCCCACTGATATAACATAAGGTTAATTTTGCGTTCCTCTATTACATTATTATCATCATCAACAGGCATACCGCTCTCAAGGCTATCACATAGTTCCCGTGTGGCTGGGAACATGGTTTTTGTAAAGTTATACACTCTACTTTGCATAGCTAACACATTAATAGTACCGTCATCGTTAAATGCACTTGTAGCGTTTATGTCTCCTACTGTACCAGTAGCACGTATAACATAATACGGTAACTCACGATTTTCGTCTTCTCTCTTTTCAAATTGTTTAACAACACACAACATAAGCAAAAAAGTTTAAAAAGTTAAAAAATGTGAACATAGAAAAGGGAACGCCATAGAGCAAAACAGCCATAGGGTGTTCCCTGCCGATACATAATACGGGGGAGTGAATCTTTGCTGGTCACCTCTCGCATCCTTTCTCCCAAAATTTTATTTTATAAAAAATTTTTAATAAATGTTAAATTATATTACAAATTTTAACATTTTGCGTTCATGTATATATGAAATACGATCCACATTATTATATACAGAAGATAGGAGATAGTATAGATTCGCTCCCCTATGTAGAGGTTACTGTTGATAACACTAAGATAATTGTTGTCAATATAAGAGCCGGCCGTGAACTGATTTATAAGGTATACTTTACTAATTTCAGTAAAGAGATTTCCGGCTGGTATCATGATATGAGTACAGATGAAATAGTAATATTTCACTGTTGTGAACACTATGTAAATAGGTTTAATGAAAGATATCTCAGAAGATGTAAAAGAGATGATATAGGTAGAATTAGGATATTCGCCAAACGAATAGCTAAGGCACAGTTAGTTGACCAATCTATCGCAGTAGATCCTAGTAAGAGATTGATAAATATAATAAAGATTAAAGCAAAAGGGGAATACCGGCATCTGCATTTTATAACCTGTTATCAGAGTAAGGAGAAGGTAAAGAAATTATTATCTTAAAAAATGTTAAATTTTGTGTGTTAAATAGCCATAATTGTTCTTAATAAATGTTAAAAAGTTAATATAAAAGGGAACCTAAGTAGTGTTTTATACGTTACTGTCTATACAGTTAAAGACAGTCTAAGACAGATTAGACAGTATTAATAGTCCTTACTTTAGATAATGTCTTTACTTAGTTAAAGTATATATAATACGTATTATGGGAAAAAGAAAAGTAGTTAATAAAATAGAGGCATACTCAGGTATGTACATAAATCATAATAGAAACACTTATCAATTAGTACAAACAGATACTTCTCAGAAGTATTGTAAAGGTTGTGCTTTATATAATAATAGCTGTCCAGATAGAATTGTACAATTGTGTAGACAGGGTTATATACTTAGAAAGGTTGTTTTATGATTGTAGAATATAGACCTTCAGTAGAAGGATTAAAGAATATATATAGCAAACTTCTTACATTAGGTGGTACTATAGATATACCAGAAGTTGGTATTATGACTATAGAATACGATAATTCTGTAAGAGATAAAGTAATAGATTCTTACATGGAAGACGGGGAAACTAAAGGAATGGCTCAATATATAGTAGACTATTTTGAATATATTTATGGGTTATGAAAGAAGAATTCTGGATAGGCTTGATAATTGGTGGTGGTATAGTACATGCAATATATCAGGTTATACTAAACTTTAAGAAGTATGCCAACAAAAGAAAATAAAGTAGTAGAGATTCTAGGTAAGAAATTTGAAGTAGTTAAGACAGACAATGGTAGCTGTGACGGCTGTTATTTCTATACCAGACATTGTGTCCCAAAGGCTTTAAGGAATTGTATTTGGGGTGGAAACATACTGAAATTAATAGAACAAAGATAAAAATTATACGTTATAAAATATATGGAAGATAAAGTACTTGAAACAGTAGTTAACGGTTTAGAATATACTCCTCTGCAGGATATCTTAGTTAAACCTCTTGCGCCTATTATGTTAAAGAAAGAAGTTACTGAAGCAGTTGGTACAGGTGAAAAAGACGTAGACGGTTATGAGAAGTTTGATACTAAGACTGAAGTAAAAGAAGTTGAATCAGAGTGGAGAACCGGTATCGTACTTGCAATTGGGTCTAATCTAGACTCTACTCTCCTCAAATTTGAAGTAGGAGATACTATTGTATTTAATAAGAAATTTGCTAAAGACTTTGATTTATTCAAAGATAGTATGCTGGTAAAATCTTATGATTGTGTTGCAAAGAAAGTTAAGAAATAAGTATTAATGCGTATTAATAGTTGTTGTGGGGCTAGGTCTGCGGATCTAGCCTTTTTTATTGCATTAAGTTAAATAGTTAACAAATGTTAAAATATAGTTACCTTTTTAACACTTCACGTTTATGTAATTGTAACAACTATTAAGACAATTAAAAATAATAATTATTATGGTACAGTATAAAGTAGTAAAAGAGTTTGCTTGTGGTAAGAAAGGTGATATCCTTACTTGGAATGATGAAACAGAAATGTTTGAGTTCTATTTTAAAGACGAAACAAGTGAACGCGCTTTGTTTATGGATAAGGATACTTGTGATGAATATGTTGATGAGGGCTATCTCATCGTACTCGATGATGAGGATGAATGTAGCTGTGACGATACTTTGTTGGAAGAGATGTCAGACAAGCTTGATACGATTGCCAATACGATTGATAGTCTCTTAGAACAGTACGAAACAGATCACAAGAAACTCGAAGAGGCTTATAATAATCAAGAAGTACCTACTTGTGTTAAAGTAGAAGCTGATACAGTTTATTATAACCTTACTAAAGTATTAAACAAGATTAAAGATATTATTAATGAATAAACTCGTAATAGGGATCCGAATAAATGAACAAATTAGTTAAAACAGTTAAGAAAACGGATCTTTATCGAGAATTCCTCAGATCGCTTGATGGCGTACTTTAGCTTACTGACAGGGAGCAGGATATAATGGTATTACTCATTGAATTAGATATTAATACTCCAAAGCTCCCTGGTTACAGTAAGAATGTTATAAGTACAGAAAACAGACGTTATCTAAAAGCCGCAACAGGCATTACAGGTGATAATCTAAGTAGATATATAGGAAGATTAAGAGATAAAGGTCTGATTGTTAAGGGTAAAGCAGATGATGAATGGATGGTTAATCCTGCTTTGATACCTGAAGTGATTGGAGATAGAGTACAAATTACTATCGTATTACGACTAGACAGAGAATAATATGAATATGGAATATATGTCAATTAAACCAGGTTCTATCCTATTACAAAGAGATTATAATTGGATAGTAAGACTCTGGTACAAGATTAGAAAGAAGAATCTTAAGTATAATAAGTTTATTATATTTACAGATGATTGTGATCTAGTTAGTATTCAAGGTGAGCGTAAAGATGCAGTAGTAGCAGAACCTAAGAAGGCTTATAGTAAAAAGGAACTTAAGAGATTGAATACTATTGTTGATTCTAGTAAGGAAGAAGGTGATTGGTTGTCTTCTAATAAAGCTACAGTAGCAGATCTATTTACAGCTATTAATTGTGTTAGACCTGATACCTTTGAGAATACTAAGGATTTGGATGCTTTCCTTGATAATAAGTATTACACTATTAAGGATTTAGCTGATGAACAAAACTGGAGTGAATATATTTATTGAGTTAAGTAAGAAGTATAACCTACCTACTTAGGTAATAAAAACAATATGTACTCACCCATTCCTGTTTGCTAACAGGAAAATAAGCTAGAGAGATGAAAAACCCTTAATGTTTACTTACTTAGGTAAGATAAAGATAAAGAAGAATCATGAGAGATAGAAAGATAATTAGACTGACAAAGATACCAGAGATTGACATAGTTACAGAATTAATTGAGTATATGGTATACTTTAAACTATCATATCCTACTGGTAATAAAGATACTTGTGAAGTATAGTTAAATGATGTCTCTAATGAAATCATAACTCCTAGCGTTACTTATAAAATGACAGATGATGTTTACTTATATCTGTATTTACTTAGTAATAAAGCGGTAGCGAACATATATAAAGCAATAAAAGATGATTAGAAAGTATGATTTAGACCTTTATCCCATGTCATTGTATATCGGTACAATATCTGACTTTTACAATAGTAAGAAGAGATTCAAGTTCTATGGAACTGTACAAGATATGTTGATTGATGATGATGGCATACCAGCAGATCCAATGGGTTCAGCAGCAACTACCTTCTTAGTAAAGGAAAGAAAAAGTGGTTATAAAGGAGTTATAACTTTCCTAGATGAAGATAGCAATGGAGCTATAAGTGAGTTTCTATTCAATACAATTGCACATGAGTCAACACATATTACTGATGCAATATGGCAATTAATTGGAGCTCGTGCAGAATCTTTTGATGAAAGAAACGAACCTTATGCATACTTAGTAGGATGGGTAGCCGGTAAGATAGGTCAATACATGATAGACTATATAAGAGACAATGAATAAAATAGATAAAGAAACCTCTCTACAATTACTTAAGTTAGAGAGAGAAAACTCTAAGGAAGCCCCTGAGATCATACAAAAGTTATTAAACTCTGTAGAAAAGGCAGTTGAAGCTGATAAGATATCATACTTTGACTTTATAGAAGATATGATGAAGGGATTGGAAGAAGTATCTGACGAAGATGATTCTTCATTAGAGAAGAGAGAAAAAGTAGTTAACGATATCTGTCAAAAGTTGATTGATAAATATGAAACAGGGAATAAAGAATGACTTTAAAGATAATAAACTCAGATGGGATTTATTGCCTCTAGAAGAATTAGAAGATATCGTTAAAGTATATACTGAAGGATCAAAGAAGTACGGAGTCAATACTTGGCAGTTACTTAAAGATGGTTACTCTAGATATAAAGCCGCATTATTCAGACATCTTGTGTTATTCGAAAAGGGAGAAGAGATGGACAACGAAACCGGTTGTAGACATCTTGCACAGGTAGCTTGGAATGCTATAGCAATGCTCTACTGTAGTAAGCACGGAGAAACTCAGGAATCCTTAATTGACAAACTCAATAACCGCATATCTAAGAAGATTGATGATTGCAATAGCTTATTAGATATACTCGATATAGATAGTATGATTTCTGAAAAGGAACATAAAAATAGAGAAAATATTGAGGAGTGTCAAAAAAAGGAAGAATCTGAGATAAGAGAAAAGCTTGATAATTTAGGGCATGAGCTAAGCAATAGAACTTACAATCGCTATAATATCAAAGCTGAGTATATATGCAGAAATAATGACGGAAATCACGATGTATATTATGATATTAGCTCATTAGGAGATATACAGAAAGATATATTTGGAATCAATATCGATAAAGATGTAATACCTTGTGTACATTTTACAGGTAGTACTGATTTTCATACGCTAAATATATTAGTTAATAATCTGATAAGGAGATATGAAGATGAACATAACAAAGGAAAGTCTGGAACAGGAAATGGAGATTTATCAAAGAATGATAGAGAAGTATCAAATGGATCCAGAATATGTAAATCCTAATTGCTCTGAGAAACAAGCTAGAGTAATACTAGCACGATTACAAAAAGAATATTATACAAGTTATAGAATAGATTAATATGGAAACTATAATTGGAAAAAACTTAGACTTTACATTAATAGGAGATTCGTTTGAAGATCTTAAGTATAAAAGTGAACGATCATGTTATGAACTTAGTGATATTAGAATCGCTGAGGACGATGGTAGAATTATCATTGATGAGATAACTAATAATGGCGTAGGAGGATATATCCCCTATAAGAAAGGGCAAATTATTGGTTTAATTCGTAATTGGGAAGGTGAATATATCAAACGTCCTATTGTATTTGATTCACCTGAATTATTAGCCGTAATACTTGAGATTAAAGAACAAGTAGCAGCATATAAAGAAGAGCAATCAGGAAAAGATGAACCTTGTGAATGTAAAGAACCTTGTTCTAATTTAAAAAGAGTATAAAAGAGACTATTAATGAAATTATTTGATATTCTAGGTGGTAATGTAACAATACACGAAGATGCATTAGCTATTCCAGCATTTAAGAAAATATGGGAAAAAGACAAGGCTGATAAACAACATGCTATAGCAGTTATCAGTTATATAGTCTTTAAGAATAAATGGGATAGTCCATATGTACTTAGTATGACCGAGGATATCTTAGAAGAAGCATTAAAGAAAGAATTTTTCCCAGAAGGTTATCAACTTACTCCAGATGAACTAATAGCTGAAGATACATTTAAGAGATTACAATATACTCGTACTCTTGCAATGTTAAATAGTATTAGACTCAAACTAGATACTTTTACTCAATACTATCACGATAGTCTTGAAGAGGAACTAGATGAAAAGAAGATAGAGAAATACTTAGCAGGATTTGCTAAAGTAAAAGATACATATGTTACTCTAGACTTCTTGGAAAAAGCAGTTAAAGCTGGAGAAATGGATACTACTAGGGTTAAAGGTGATGCTAAGATTAATCCTTTCGAATTACCCACTGGTGTTAGAAAATAACACTGCAGAGATACAAAAAAATAACACTATCGTTTAGATAAACAAATTTAAGAGATTATGAAAAAGACTAATGAACTGCCAGACATAATAGTAGATCTGACAGATGATAATAAGACAGTAGAAGAAGCAATTGCAGAATGTGAAGCTGCACGCCAGGTAATTAAGCCTTGGTATAAAAGAATTACCAAACGTATCAAGGGTTGGTTTAAGAAATAAGGTTAAAACATATTCAATCAGCGACGTTACGTGGCGCGTCTAAAAAGAAGCCACGTCTTACTGCCCTATGGTGTAATGGCTAGCACAGGAGGCTCTAACCCTCTTAGTCTGGGTTCGAATCCTAGTGGGGCTACCAATAACTAACCGAAGTATGGCGCGCATACAACGTAACTACCTAAGTCACTTACTGAGTAATTAACAGTAAACACAGCTAATGAAGGTCCGAATCGTAAGTCGGCCAGTTCCTAGGGTCTGGTATAACCTAGAGAGCTATTTCTAGTGCTTTTTGCACTAATTTTAAATTTTTTCATAAAAATGTTTTAAGGTTTGAAGAGAAGGGGTCCGTTGTGAAACGTGCCCCTTTTATTATAGTTAAACATGGTCGATTTTAACAAAAGGATATTAAATAGTAATAAATTTAGAAAGCCAGCACTATAGTTTATAGCAACTGGCTCATATTGTCCGTACCCTAAAGGTACGGCTGAATATATGCGTTTCTGGCAGGAAGAGTAGCAGAAATGTATTAATGGTTATACTGCTGATGATGGAGATTTCATTAGTGGCTATAACTATTTTTATTTAAATTACTGTCCTATTTATCGTTAGGTTAATCGTATAGTGGATGGTAAGAATAAATCAGAACACATTGTTACATTCCCTGATTTCTGGGATTATGACTATTACTACTTCCAATGTGTAGAACAATGCAAAGAAGAGGGTAAACATTTGTGTGTATTGAAATCCAGACGTAAGGGTTACTCATACAAATGTGCTGCTATGCTATGTCGTAATTACTATTTAATACCTGATTCTAAGTCATATGTATATGCATCTAATAAATAGTATTTGACAGATGATGGTACTCTTACTAAAGCTTGGGGTTACATGGACTTTATTGACGAACATACTGCATGGAGTAAAAAGAGATCTGTTAGTACTCAGCTTAGACGTAGAGCAGGTATGTGGGTTACTGATGAATACGGTAATAAGATTGAAGTAGGTTATAAGTCTGAAATCATTGGAGTTACTTTGAAAGATAATCCAGACGTAGTACGTGGTAAGATTGCTAATCTTATTATGTTTGAAGAGGCCGGTTCTTTTAAAGAATTAAGTGCGGCATGGCAAATTGCTAGACCTTCTGTAGAGACAGACGGTATAGCATTTGGTACTATGATTGCATATGGTACAGGTGGTGATACGGATTCTAACTTTGCTACACTTAAAGAGATGTTTTATAAGCCAAAAGGATTTAATTGCCTCGAACTTAATAACATCTGGGATGAAGCAGTAGACAACACTAAATGCGGATTCTTTATACCTTAGTATGCCAACATGGATATACGTGACGATAAAGGTAATCGTCTGTATATGGATAATGATGGTAATACTTTGACCTATAAAGCAAGGGAATATATACTGTCCGAAAGAAAGATAGTTATTGAGAATTCTACCAATTCTGTAGCAGTAGATAGATATATTGCGGAACGTCCTATTACTCCTGCTGAAGCATGTTTGGAATTCAATGGTAACATATTTCCTAAGAAAGAACTACAAGAACAATTAGCAAGAATACGCACTAATAAGAAGTTAACCAACCATAAACAAATAGGGGATTTAATATGGGAATCTGACGGATCCTTAAAGTGGATAGTAAAGAAACAAGGTGACATTACTAAATATCCACTAGGTAAAGACGATGATCCTACTGGTTCTATAGTAATATGGGAACATCCTGTAAAAGATGCTCCTATTGGTTTATACATACTTGGGGTAGACCCTTATGATCACGATTAGTCAGGTACTAATTCTTTAGGTTCTACATTTGTTTATAAGCGTTTTTAGGGCTTTGAAAACTATTACGATATAATTGTAGCTGAATACACTGGAAGACCTTCTACAGCAGAAGAATACTATGAAAATTTACGTAAATTAGCGGTTTATTACAATGGTAGAATTATGTATGAAAATGAGCGCAAAGGCTTGTTTCCATATTTTACTGCTAAGCATTGTGACTACTTGTTGGCTGATTAGCCAGACATTATATCTGATATTGTTGGCAATTCTAAAGTTTAGCGTAAGAAAGGTTGCCACATGAATAAGTAGATAAAGCAATGGGGTGAAGGATTGATCAAAGACTGGCTTAATGAGGAAAAATCCCCAGGGCATAAAAACCTGCATGAGATACTGTCAGAACCGCTATTAGAAGAACTTATAGGTTACAATGATATAGGTAACTTTGACCGTGTCATGGCGTTGATGCAGGTAATGATTTATCGGGAACAACTATACAATGTAGTTGTTAAAGAGAAGAAAAAAAGTAATAGAGAACGACTATTATTCGACGGTCCTCTATTTACTTATGATAATTATAGCTATGACGATAGTTATAATCAAGTCGATGAAGATGTATATACATTTAATTAACAGAATATGATAAGTAAAAATATTGGTTCATTTCCAGTATAGAAACTACCTATGTCAAAGAAGACAAAGGACTGGAAAGAAGCATGCGTAAATTACATAATCGGTAAATCTGGATTTAGTAGTGGCAGTGGTAATAATGGCCGTACTAGATATGAAGAGATGTAGACATACTATGATTTATACAATAGTATCTATAATGAAAAGGATTTACTTTATGTTACTAACCCTTTTAAATAGAAAGATGGTTTCCCAGCTACTGCACAGGATTATAACATAATTAAGCCTAAAGTTGACTTATTACTTGGAGAAGAAACTAAAAGACCCTTTAATTTTAGAGTTGTACGTACTAGTGATAATGCTACTAGTGACATACAAGAGAGAGCTAAGTAGATGCTTACCGATTATATAATGGGTATGATCATGGCTAATATGGGTCCCGAAGAGGCTATGAGATTTCAGCAAGCTATATAGTCTGGAGAAATAATGCCTCCCGAATAGATTCAAAAGTATTTGAATAAAGACTATAAGGATATTGCTGAAACTACTGCATATCATAGCCTCAACTATTTAAAGAACAAACTCAATATAACTCATGAGTTCTATAAAGGATGGAAAGATGCTTTAATTGCTGGAGAAGAGATATACTATGTAGGTATTATTAACGGCAATCCTTACTTAGAGAGAGTAAATCCTTTATACTTTAGTTATGATCAGACTGCAGATTTAGAATTTATACATGATTCAGATTGGTGCTGTCGTAAGATGATTATGTCAGCTACTGAGATATATGATAGATTCTATGACAAAATGTCTGAAAAGCAATTGAATGAGTTGCTTGAGATGATTGAAAACACTAGTAGAGGTGGTATTAATCCAGAAGTAAGAAAGACATCTTTAGACTATCCACATATTAAAACACATACTATTAATGGGTTTACTTCTAATCCATTTGAAGGTAGTGATAATATTAATGTATGGCATTGCTGTTGGAAGTCATTTAAAAAGATAGGATTCGTCACATATTAGGACCCTGAAACTGGCGAGATTGATGAATTACAAGTAGACGAATCCTATAAAGTTACAGGACTAGAAATAAATGTAGAATGGTCTTGGATTATAGAAGTGTGGGAAGGATATAGAGTGGGAGAAGATTTATATATAGGTATACAACCACTTGAATATCAACACATATCTGCAGATAACTTAAACTCTTAGAAATTACCTTATACAGGAGTAGTATACAATAATACCAATAGTTCTCCTAGATCATTAGTAAGTATGATGAAACCTTTACAATACATGTATATTGTACTCTGGTATCGTCTCGAGTTAGCTATGTCTAGAGATAAAGGTAAAGTACCAGTTATTGACGTTACTTAGATACCTAAATCTATGGGTATTGATGTAAATAAGTGGATGCATTACTTAGGAGCTTTAGGTGTTGTCTTTATTAATCCATATGAAGAAGGTTGGGATATACCTGGTCGTGAGGGAGGTAAGCCTTCGTAGTTCAATCAGTTCTAGGCATTAGATTTAAGTATGGCTAATACTATTGATTAGTATATTAATCTAATGAATAAGATTGAAGACATGGTATCTGAAATCTCAGGAGTAAGTAAACAACGTGAGGGTTCTATTGCGTCTAATGAATTAGTAGGTAATGTAGAACGTTCTGTGGTACAATCTGCTCATATTACTGAGCCTTGGTTCTGGGTACATAATTAGGTAAAGAAAGAAGCTCTTACTATGCTTCTAGATACATCAAAAGTAGCATGGAAAGATAATAAGCGTTGTCTTCATTATATATTAGATGATGCTACTAGAGCATTTATAACACTATCTGATGAATTCTTCTATGAAGATATGGATGTATTTGTAGATGATACAACCAAGAATCAACAACAGGTAGAGGCTCTTAAACAGCTTATGCAACCTGCTATGCAGAATGGTGCTAGCTTACTTGATATTGCTGAAATTATTACTATGGACAACGTTAGTATGATTAAGCAACGTCTTGAAGAAATTGAGCAAAAGCGTATGGAGCAACAGCAACAGATGGAACAAGCTCAAGCTGAACGCGAAATGCAAATGCAACAGATGCAGAATGAGATGGAGGAAGAGAAACTTATGATCGAGGAAGCTAAGTTAGATACTGAAAATCGTAAATTAGACCTTGAAAAATATAAGATAGATACTGACGCTAATACTAAGATTGCAGTTGCTCAAATTAATGCGTATAGAGGTTCTGAAAATATGGATCAAGACGGGAATGGAATACCTGATGTAATCGAAATAGGTAAACAAGCAATTGAACAACAGAAGGTTAATTCTGATGCAGCATCTAAACGATTTGAGTTGAATAACAAGAAACGTGAAATTGAAATGAAGCGTGATGTTGAAAACAAGAAAATTCAACTTGAAAAAGATAAGATGAAGCAAGAAATGGAATTGCAGAAATAGAAAGATAAAGCTGCAATGGAGCGTGAGAAATTGAAAGCAAAAACAGCTATCAAAAACAAAGTAACAGGAGAGAAGTAATATGAAGATAATTAAGAATAAGTTTATACCTTTTAAAGGTTATAAATTGATAAATCTGTTTGGTGTTATATTCCAGAGAAATGATGCTGTAGTTACAATGACAGAGTATAACCATGAGAAAATCCATTTGAAATAGATGCAAGAGATGTTGTGGATTGGTTTCTACTTATGGTATGCTATAGAATATCTTTGTATAATGCTGTCCTGTAAATGGAATAAACAGAGTGATAGATATCACGATGTTAGCTTCGAAGAAGAAGCACACAATAATGATAAGAACCTAAACTATTGTAAAGAGCGTAAGCACTATGCGTGGTTTAAGTATTTAAAAATAGGTAGTTATAAAAGTAAAAAGGAGAAATAATTATGGCATGTGGTGGAAAGAAATCCGGCGGTAAAAAAGGAAAAGGCGGAAAAGGTAGTAAATGATTGAATTATGGATAAACAAGCATTTAAATAGAGAATGCAGAACCTAAAGTCTTACCGGGAGAATAATCCCGGTAAAGGCTATTGGGATTGGAGGAATAGTTTACCTGATAATCTTAAGTATACAGATGATACTGAATATAATATGCGAGGAGCATATGAATCAGGAGCTTAGCCTATTTTAGAAAATGACGGATTTTATCATTTGCCTACTAGAAATCCTCAAACAGGAGAAATATTAAAAACATCTTTACATCCTACATTCTGGAAAGGATTAGCAGAAGATGCTAAAATAGGTTACAATACTTACTTTGTTGGAGATAAAGTATATACTAAATCAAAAGAAGAAGGTCCTATAAACGTGTATGCAGATGGTGGAGAAGTAGCTCGTAAATCATTGAAAGATATACGAAAAGAATCAATCATAGAAGACAAATTGGACTATGATGTAATGTTGTAGAATCAAAATGCTTACTAGAAAGAATTTGCTACTAATTGGTATAAAGAAAGAGCTAAAAATCCAAAATATAGTTCTCAATTAGGAGATGGTAAGTTAGATAAGATACTTTCAGATATAGATAAAGCTACTTGGAAGAATCCTACAGAAGCTATGAGAGATAATATGGTAGGATAGGGTTATAATCCTACGGATGCTCAGATTAATCAATAGCTTAATATACTTAAGAAAAAAGGTACTAAGGGTTTTGCTAATCCAAAAGCTCACAGTTATACTTCACTAAGACCTGCTAATACTTGGCATGAAGGTGTTGGTCATATGGTAGGAGACAATACTCCAGCTATACTTAATGCTACTCCTAATGTACGTATTAGTAATCCTGATAGTTCGTATGAAGATTATGTCAATTAGGCTAATGAGAAACACGCATAGACTTGGGACTTTAGAGGTAATAATTCAAATCTGAAAGATGATTAGGGTAACTACTATATAGATCCTAATAGACAACTTACTCCTGAAGATATAAGTAATATGCGTAGTAAAGGAGCTAAGATACCTGAACAATGGGAGTCATTAGAAGATGCAGACATATCAGAACTTACTAATACATTTGCATATAATATGTATTAGGATCCAGTATAGTATATGGCTAATGGTGGTGAGGTAGGTGATCCAGATGATGAATTTACTAAGGCTATTAATACTAAGTTAGGTAGAACTCCAGACGGTAGACCCTTGCAACAAGGACTTAAACCTGTATTTGATTTGGAAGATGCGGCTAATTTAACTCCTGTAGGTGATGTATTATCAGCGAAAGAAGCGTATGATGCTGTTAAATAGAATGACTGGTTAGGAGCAGGTTTAGCAGGTTTAGGCTTTATTCCTTTTATACCTAAAGGAGTTAGACGTATAGCCAGACAAACTCCTACTGTTAACAGAACTTTTGAATAGAAAGTCGCTGAAATGGAAAAGCGAGTAAGTAATAGACGTAAAATGATGGAAGAATTTTACGATCAAAGAAATAGGACTTATGAGTTATTGAATACTCCGGAAGCAAGAAGAAGAGCGGCTGATATTGATTAGAAATATGGAACTGAGTACAATAAAGTGTATGACAAGCTTACTAAAGAGTACGAAGATATAACTAGTTATGTTAACATGGTAGAGCCTGAGTTCGTAAAAGATCCAGATGCGTTTGCTAGAATAAAACCTGCTAAATCAGGCAAAAAGATAAGTTTATCTGAAGATAATATAACTAAGCCAGAAGATTTTCCTACAGGTCTTATACGACATGAAATAGGTCACTATGTAGACGAGATGGCATATCCTGGAGGAGTTCCTAATAATGCGTATCTTAGACAATTGGGTAAACCAAGTAAATATAGACCGTTTGAAGAGGTTAAAGATATATTTAGAAGTCCAGATAAAGCTTTATAGGATTATAGATACTTACGTAATCCTACAGAAAAGAAAAGCATTATGAACTAGTTCGATGAATATTTGATGAATAACTATACTCCATCAACGTACCCTTAGACTACAAAGGAGTTTAAAGAGGCTATAGAAAAGGCTCCAGATATTCATAGAAATATGAAATTGTTATTAAAGATACATAATAAACCTAGTATATTATTTAAAGATTTTAAGAATAGACCTCTAGTAAATAATACTACTAAGGATAAGAATAAGGAGCTTGTCTAATATGGATGAAAAAATGAACATAATGCCACAGTATCCAATACCTAGCTATAAGTATGGAGGGATACATATAAAGAAAAAGAATAGAGGTAAATTCAACGCTTTAAAGAAAAGAACAGGTAAGTCTACAGAAGAACTTACTCACAGTAAGAATCCCTTAACACGTAAACGGGCTATCTTTGCATAGAATGCTAAAAAATGGAATAAGGGTAAAAAGAAAAAGTAATCTAATTATTAAATAATTATGGAAAATAAGAACACATTAAATGGTTTTGAGGCTATTCTTGAAAGCCTTAATCCTAATGTAGGTGCTAATAAAACTAAAGAGATTGATAATATTGATAATGAATTTGATGCAGTTGAAGAGCTGACAGATGAGGAGTTGGAAGCACTACGAGGTAAAACAAGTAAGAAATCTACAAATAACAAAGAAGATGAAGAAGAGGAAGAAGATGATGTAGATGGCAAAGGTGAAGAAGACGACGACATTGAAACTAATGAGCCTTCAAAAACTAAGAAGTCTAGTAAGAAGACAACTAAGACTGACAAGGATAATGACACTGTGGATGAAAAAGGAGAGGAGGATGATATAGATTCCGATGATGGAACTACTTCCGAAGAACTAATCGTTAACTTCTTTGATTCATTGTCTGAACAGTTAGGTTGGTCTGATGTAGAAGATGAAGATAAGCCTAAGACTGCAGAAGACCTTATTGAATATTTTAAAGATGTAATTGAAGAAAACTCTGTACCTCAGTATGCTAGTGAGGAAGTAGAGAAACTTGATGAATTTGTACGTAATGGAGGTAACCTTAAAGATTATTTTAGTATTGACGCTGATATTGATCTTGACAATATCGAGGTGGAGGATAACGAAATAAATCAGAAATTAGTTGTAAAGGAGTTTTTGAAAGAGAAAGGCTTCTCTGCTAAACAGATTGATAAGAAGATTACTAAGTATGAAGATGCTGGTATTCTTGAAGATGAAGCTGTGGATGCATTAGAGGCTCTTAAAGACATCAAAGCTGAAAGGAAGGAAAAGCTATTAGAGGAGCAACAAAAGTCTGCTAGAGAGACTTAGAAGCAGCAACAGACATTCTTTAATAACGTTGTCTCTGAAATAAAAGGCATGGATAGCATTTATGGTATTGAAATTCCAGAAAAAGACAAACGAGCTTTGTTGGAATATATATTTAAACCTGATGCAGAAGGTGTTACCAAGTATCAGAAAGATTATGCTAAAAGCCTTAAGAATTTGATTACTTCCGCTTACTTTACTATGAAGGGTGATAGTTTGATTACTATTGCAAAGCAGAAAGGTAAGAAAGACGCTCTAGATAATTTCAAAAATAGTTTGAGAGGAAGTGGAGTTACTAAGAAGTCTAGGAAGCAAGTTATAAACAATGACAGTACCTCAACTATTTGGGATACTTTTGCACGACAACTACGTGTCGCATAATAAAATTAAAACAAATAAATTAAATTACTAGTATTTTTATGGATAACAGTATTCTTAACAATCTGCAACTATACAAAGGTAAGTGGTTTTCTGACCTGATTGATACTGCGAAGATTTCTGTAGCTTCTCAGTAGAATCCGTATCAGGTTTCTACCATTCTGTCTTATGTATTCGGTACTAAAGATAGTGGCTATAGCACTTCTTTGGATATGTTGACAGGTGGTCTTGGCAACGTTATGACTATCGATCAGCCTTCATTTGAATGGTCTGTAATGATCGATGCTGACCGTGCCGTAACAATTAGAGACGCTAAATGGAATGGCGCAGCTATTACTTCTACTTCTACTGCAGGTTTGGGTAACACACCTATTATGTTGTGGTTGGAAGATAACTGGTTTGGTCCTGGTGCTATTCTTGAGTTTGATAACAAGGAATTCCAAGTACGTGTATCTGGCGCACCTTATCAAGATGGAAATCTGTGGGTATATACTTGTTTTGTAGCCGATGGTCAACCTTCATCTTATATTCCTGCTGAATATCTTGAAGCTGGAAAGCAGGTTTCTCGTCTTGCTTCTGCATATGAGGAATACAGTGAAGAGGGTGATATCTTGAACTATAACACTCACTTCAAGATGCGTAACTACCTTACTACGATTCGTATTAACTACGATATCACTGGTTCTGCCTATTCTACTGTAATGGCTATTGCTCTGAAAGATCCTGCAACTGGTAAGACTTCTTACTTGTGGGCTGATTATCAGGAATGGAAAGCTTTGCGTGAATGGTATAAGAGATGTGAACGTATGTTGGTTTACATGAAGACTAATGTAAACAAAGACGGTTCTTGTAATTTGAAGGGTACTAACGGCCGTCCGGTATTTATCGGTGCTGGTTTGTTGGAACAGATTGCTCCGTCTAACAGACGTTATTACACTCGTTTAACTGGTGAAATGTTGGAAGACTTCTTGTTCGATCTGTCTTACAACTGTCTTGGTACTAACGAACGTAAGTTTGTTGCCTTGACTGGTGAAATGGGTATGCGTGAGTTTGACCGTATCTTGAAAGAGAAGGTAGCTACTATGAATCTGATGGATACAGTATTTGTAACTGGTTCTGGTGATAACCTTACTTTTGGTGGTCAGTTCAAGACTTACAAAATGACCAACGGTATCGAGTTGACTCTGAAGTACTTCCCGCTGTATGACGATACTACTTATAACCGTGAATTGCATCCGGTAACCTTGAAACCGAAGGAATCATATCGTATGACTTTCTTGGATCTTGGTCGTCGTGATGGTGAAGCTAACATCGTTAAAGTAGTACGTAAAGATCGTGAATTCGTAACTTGGTATACTGGTGGTGCTGTAGCTCCGAATGGTTATGCTAAGTCTAAAGATACTCTGAGATCTAACGGTAAAGACGGTTACACCGTATTCTTCCTTGGTGAAATGGGTATCATGTTGAGAGATCCCCGCGCATGTGGCGAATTAATTCTCGAGTGATGTAAAAAACTGACAGTCTGTGGTAACTTTTATTAATTCTATACGTTATATATGTATAAACAATAAAAGTTATAACTTATGGAAAATACATATAGAATTTATAAAATTACCAACAGACTAAACAATAAAATATATATAGGTCAAACTAAAAGAGAAATCTTTAAACGCTTTTCTGATCACATGAGTCACGCTATTAAATCAAAAAGGCCTAATGATTTAAATTGTGCTCTCTATATAGCAGTAAGAGAAGATAAACCAGAAAATTTCAGTGTAGAATTACTTGAAGAATTTACTGGAACAAGACATCAAGCTGATAAAAAAGAAATAGAATGGATTGCCAAACTCAATAGTACTAATCCAGAAATAGGTTATAATACAGATAAAGGCGGTCATGTAATTTCTGAAAAATGTAGAGAAGCTAGAAGACAACAGTTATTAGGATCAAAGTTAACTGGCTCTCAACTAGAGATAGTAAGAGAAAACGGGACGAAGATAGCAAAAGCAGTATATCAATATGACCCAAAGACGGGAGAATTAATAGGAGAATATCCCAGTATTATTGGAGCGTCTAGATCTACAGGATGTGACAGAAGAACCATTCAAAGACAATTAAGTGGAGAATCTAATACAGGCTCTGCTCACTCTTTAGGAAACTTAAAATATATTTGGAGATATAAAGAATAAGCTAATAAAGGCCAGTTTCGGCTGGCCTTTTCTTTTTCCTAACTTGATAGAATCTAATATTTAATATTATGGAAGTAATCGTTAGAATAGTTAAAGTAAATCCTTGGACCGGACTTACAAAATGGCCTACAACATTTGATTATGTAGGACCTTACTGGACTAGATCTGGTAATATCTACACTGGTTTGAGTACAGAAGATACTCGTAGATTAGAGAAAGCCTTAAATAAAGAAGAAGGTGAGTTGTCCCCTAATAGCGATTTTTGGACTACCTTCGCAGTCAAACTTGGTAAAAGAGACTTAATACTGGATACAGATAAGCCATTGGATGAACTGCAATATTTGTTCCTTAAAGGTCACAAACGAGTAGCAGACGGATTAGCCAATATGAATCCTTCTAAAGACTATGTACTGATTAATAAAGACTCTGAAGCAGAACAAGCTAATCGTATCAATAAGATTAAGCGTGAAGCATATAGAGAATTAGATAAAATGTCTATTGAAGATATGCGTAAGTGCTTGCGTTTATATGGTATGAAATCAGATACTATGTCAAATGAACTCGTTGAAGCTAAGCTTACTGAACAAGTTGAAACAGCACCTGATAAGTTTATGTTGAAATGGGTAAATAACCCAAATAAAGAAATTAACTTTGTTATTGAAGAAGCTATTGCTAAAAATATTATTCGTAAGAATAGAACTCAATACTTCTTTGGTACAGATCTGATTGGTAATGGTATTGACGATGTTATTGTTTACTTACAAGATAAGAAAAATCAAGACATTAAGTTAGCCATTATGAATGAAATTAAATCCAAATAATGAAGATATCTGATTTACATAAGGCATTTAAAGTTCTCATGGATAAGAATTCAGAGGCAGTCGCTTTCGGTGGCTGCCCTGCATTCCTTCCTGAAGAAATAGATTTGTTTCTTAATTAGGCTTATATAGAAGTAATATGTAATAAGTATACTGGCAATAATACTATGAAAGTAGGATTCGAAGGTGCTGTTAAACGTATTGCTGACCTATAGAAATTAATTAAGACAGATGCTGCACAACCTTTAGTATATCCATACTCTAGCTCTAATGTTCTTACTCTATCTAATTTCTTTAAAGACAATCAAGAACTTAAGAGAATGTTCTATGTAGATTGTGTATTACACTTCAATGATGAAGTTGCTATATGTACACTTATAGATCATGAAAAGGCTAAAGGATTCTTATAGACATATAATAATATGCCTTGGATAGAAACCCCTGTAGCAGTATTAGAAGATAATACATTGAAGATATATATAGATCCTATACGTATGTCTGCTGATACTTATACTGCTGATATTACTTATATTAAGTATCCTCAGAATATAAGCTATACAGACTACAATAAAGATATCACTGAGGTTCCTGATTACATATTAAATGAAGTAATTGATAGAGCTGTAGAAATAGCACTAGAGACTATAGAATCTCAGAGAACGCAGACTAAAGTACAACTTGATAGCTTGAATGAATAATGAGTCCACGTGAAATGCAAATAGAGGTAGAAAGAAGACTATAGCTGATTAGTCCTACATTAGCTATTGATAATAAACTACCATCTGATACTATATTATCATTTATTAATGAAGCTGTCGATAAGTTCTGGAAGACTAGATATTCAGGTATCAATTTCAAACAAAGAGGCTTCGAGTAGGACTAGAAACGTACTGATGATTTACGTACTTTGGTTACAAAGTACACTTATAAAGATAATGGCATTACTAAGGTTAATCAAGAAACCTATACAGTTACCTTACCTGACGATTATGTAATACTATTAGGTGATACAGCAGGTATAGCTCCTGCAGATGGTATTACTAATGCTTGTTGGGAGAAAGATTCTGAAGGTAACTATAAAGTTAAGTATAGTGATACTATAGAAGGTACTATTGAAACTGTAGACAGAATCAAAGAGAATTCATTATCAGAGTATCATCTAAAGTATACTAAAGCTAAACCTATCAAACTCATGTAGGATAATACTATTACTTTATATACTGATGGTAATTATAAGGTAGCTGAATATACTATTGAGTATTTAAAGAAACCAAGTAAAGTAGACCTTAAAGCTAATCCTACTGATGAGTATACAGACCTTCCTAGTCATACTCATATGGAAATAGTTAAATTAGCAGTATAGTTAATATTAGCTACTTTACCAAATTATAATGTATATTCTAATGAAGTAAATTCAATGGAATAACATTAACAGAAAGCGCTTATTGACGTGGAAATTAAACTTTTAAACAAGTTAGGAAAGTAGAAAGTAAGCGAAAATAGACAGAAGCGCTTAATATGTCTAATTTAAAATAACAATTACATTATATGATAACTTCAGTTCACACCGTTCTTATCGGTAAGGAATGTCCTGCTAGATATACTACTGTAGATGCTTTGAATGCTGGTGAAGTAGCTTTGTTTGATCAGAATAAAGCTATCCTTAAAACAGCAGCAGAAGCCGCTAAGGCTAGCTCACTCTATGTAGGTGTTGCAGGTGAAAAGATCAATGTTACTATGCCTGATGGTAATGTTGCTTAGAAAGCTAATATTGAATTCTCTAATGAGATTCAGAAGAGTTCTAAACCATCTGCCGTAATCGGTCAGCATGTAGAACCTACTCAAGATAAAGTAGTTATTACTTTGACTAATGCTACTATTGTAGCTGGTCACAGATATGTACTTCGTGTATTGTATAAAGATATTGAAGCTAATAACTTCCAATTTACTCATACTTATGAAGTATATGCTGAATCAAATGAAGCACAGAAATTAGCGGAAGCTTTTGTAAAGAAAATTAATGCTCACAAGAATCGTCGTATTCAGGCTCAGAATGCTGCTGCTGTTCTTACTTTGACTGCATTGGTTAAAGATGATAACGAAGGCGTTTATTCATTGAATGAATACTCAATTGTAGATATGGAAGTATCTCTGTATCATACAGTTCCGGGTGCTTTGTTAGCTAACCAACCGGAAGCAGTAGCTGGTGCTACTATTGCTAAGACTCCAGGTAATCCTGGTAAAGGTTTCTGGAAGCAAGTTCGTGATGCAGAAGTACGCTACATGGGCTATAAAGGTCATGTGTTTACTGGTGCATATCCTGAAGTAGAACAGGCTCGCAAAGTAGTAGAAGGTACTTCTTATGACTATGCAGTAATTGAAAATGATAACCTGTATCTGAGTAATGACAACCAATATATTAAGACTACTCCGTTGACTACGGAAGTATACTGTCCTAGTATGGTTAATTCTATCGTTGATAAAGGTATTCAGTCATTTATCAAAGGTGAAACTGTAGCATAATAAAAACAGTGTTTCAGTGTGCTGACAAGGGCTATGGGGCTAAATAGCCCTGTAGCCTTTTTTATTTAAAAGTATTAATATGAAGATAACTGGTATAACAATAGTAAAACACAACATAGTAGTAGAATTAGATACAAAGATACCTGATTCAGTAGATTCTAATTTGTATTTATACATAGACACACTGAATAACTATTCTAACAGGAGTTCAGTAAATCCTGATAAGCATTCATATAGATTATTAGTATTAGGTACAGACTATAGCTCTGATGTAAAGATTGACGAATAGAGATTATCTATAGTAATAGATTCTAATAAATTAGAAAATATGTGTATGAGTGCGTTTATTGCTACTATAGATAATTCAAGTCAATTCTTTTTCAATCAAGCTGATATATATTATAAAGAAGTAGAATTACTATGTAAGAACTGTAGTACTTGTTTAGATGATCAGCAAATAGATAGAATGATATTGTTTTTATTGAAACAAGATCTGTTAAGTTACGCTATCAATAATAACTTAATAGACGATGCAGTACAGTATTATACAGATATAGCTAGAATGCTAAATATATGTTTAGATACTAAAACTACATTCTACAATAACCACGATTGCTTTGCTTGTAATAAAACTTGTAGAAACGGAGTTTGTTCATTATGCTAATAGATGATATATATAGAATAGGTAAAGAGTATAACTTAAAAGTTAAGTATAACTCAAATCAAGGAATCCCATGTATACGGAAATGGGTTTGTGCTAATCATATTGCTCGTCTATTAGAAAGTGATTTAAAACTTACAAATGAGTAGATTGACTGTCTTAGAGCTTTGATAAGCAAGCTAGTACATCCTTTGGATGAAATGTGGAAAGATACTTCTGAAACTGATGATAAAGCAATGCTGTTAGAACAAAGTTTAGGAGTAGATTTAGGGATAAAGACATTCTATGATGAACTTTTAATTTGTGAAAAATGACTCCATTAGAAGAACAAGTACAGAAAAATACTACATCTATTAAGACTATATCAGATAGTTTGATAGAATATGCAAAATGTACAGATTTAAACAAATCTAATGATAATATATCTGACAATACATCTGATATAGAATAGCTGCGTACCAATATAGGTAATCTACAGACATAGATTAATCTACAGAATCGTATTGAGCAGATGAAGGATACTAATATAGTAGATGCTACCAAATTAGATTTATTACAATATGATGGTAAAAGATGGTCAAACATAGCCGCAAATAAAGTAGTAACTGGATTACTTGGTAAATTAGTTGATTTATAGGACGTATCTATTAATGATTTACGTAATGATAATGCGTTAGCATGGGATAGCGAACTACAGAAGTGGACTAATAAGAATTTAAATACAGAAATATATGACGATGTATTCTTAAGTAAGATTAAACCAGATTCTACAGCTTATGAGGTATGGTTTAAAGAGTCAGCTATATTTGGTCAAGAAGGGTTTGCGTCAGGTCTTACTGGTTTTGGTGGTAAGATTGATAAGTACGGTCATGCTGAATTCGATAGTCTTACTTTACGTAGATTCTTAGAAGTACCTGAATTAAGATATAATCGTGTAGAAATCCAATTAGGTGATAAATGGAATGCTCCTGGTGCAGGTGTAATTGAAAGTGTAGAGGTATTAGACCAATATACAGGAACTATTACACTGAAACTGGAAGAAGGAGAGTATGGAGCTATATCTATAGGTGACTTATGTATGGGTATATATCATTCAGAAAGGACGGAAGAGAATGCAGAAAACGATGAAGATGACGGTAGAGGCAATAGAAAATTTGCAGGTTTCTATACTGTATACTTTGAAGTTACCAATATACTAGATGCATAGAATAAATAGTTTGGATATAAACTTAGACCTGTAGATGAATACTGGACGATGACTTATCACCCTTGTGCTCAAATGAACTTTGTAGCATACGGTAATAAGACTAATGTAGACCGCCAAACATCTTGCTATTCAACTCGTACTTATACACGTTATTTAGTAAATCAAGATACTTGGGATTAGAAAGCTAAGAATATAGCCATGTAGTTTGGTAATCTGGATAACCTTAACATGTTTGGTTACGATATGAGAGGATATTCTGCATACTTAAATTCTGTATACTTTACTGGTACTATTACCCAAGTAAAACCAAACGGTGAAGAAATAAGGTATGCTAATGACAGAGGACCGTGGGAACCAGACACTCATTATGACTATTATGATAGAGTAAGTGTACTAGGTTACTTGTGGCTATGTGTTAATATAAATGGTACAGATACTAAACCTGATCACAATAACCCAGATTGGTTAATGCAAGTATCCAAAGGCGATACTGGAGAAGGATTGATAGTACGTAGATCTGAATGGTGGCCAGGTAGAATTTATTGCAATGAAAGTGAAGTATCTCCTACAGTACAACCATTAAGATACTTAGATGTTGTATTAGTTAAAGACTTAGGAGCTTCTACTGGCTATAAAGCTTATAAGTGTATATCTACTATAGACAGAGGTCAGGGACAAGGTAAACATTTATCTTCTAGCGATAATCGACCTGGTACTGCTGGTGGAGCTGAATATTGGGAAGAATTAGCTTAGAATGTAGCTAGTATATATACTGATCTAATAGTAGCTAAAAATGCTAAATTAGACTTTATTACTGGTAACTCATTAAGAGTTGGTTATTAGGTTGATAATACACCTAATGGATTTAGAGTGGTAGCTGGTATTACTGGAGAAGGAGGTAGTGATTCTAATTCTATTCGCATATGGGCTGGTTCTGATGAAGAAAATAGAAGCAGTGCTCCATTTAAAGTAACTCAATCAGGAGCCTTGTATTCCACTAAGGGTCAAATAGGAGGTTTTAATATAGGTAGTACTTATTTAGAAAATAAAGATTCTAGTACAGGAGATGGCTTATACTTAGATAGAAATTCTATTCTATTTAAAAAAGAAGGTAATATGTTTGCTGTAGGTCATATATCTACACTAGGAATTAATAGATTAGGTATTATAACAAAAACTAATTCTAGTATTGACCGTAAACTACCAAACTTTGGTCTTGTTTTTGATGTATACGGAAGTGATATATCTAATATAGCTATAGGTGGTAATGGAGATGTTGTTATGAATGGTTTAGTACAAGGATTTGATTACGATGTCAAAAGTTATACAGCCAATAACACTATATATGAAATAAACTTCGATAGTGAAGTAGTCATATTAAGAACAGCTGGTACTACAGGTTCATTTGTCAACTTGCCATCTAAGCGTAATGTAACTAGTAGATTAGGTATATCTGAGGGAACAGCGTTCTGTTCTGAAATTACTTTTGTAGCAGATATAGGTATTACTGAAACCAGAGTATACGGAAGACATGGAAAAGCTACTGACTTTGGAAGTGCAGAATTTCCATAGCTATATGATTCAAATGGAAACAAAATAGATTATGTTACCATGAATCAAGGAGATATTGTTACAATACTTTTAATTCATGAACCCCTTACTTTGACTGAAAGAAAATATTATGCCATGATAAAAAGTTTTAAATTTAATTGATATATGAAGATAAATTTTGCACAACTGGAAGTATACACTGACATCCAAAAGACAAATAAGATTTGTATGGATGCTAGACAACAATTAGGTGAATTAATTTATGAAGTAGGTAGTGGCATTAAAGCTCATTCTTTAGCTTTAAAGATATATAATTCTGAAGGTGAGCTAGAATATACAGATGAAGAAGTACAAGTTATTATGCAATTTGTAAATCAATACTGTAAGCCTGCTATCATAGATGCTATGAATGCATTAAAAACAGAAGACAAGTAATATGATTACAAAAGGAATTAGAATAAGTTAGTTAGTCGAAAGGAAAGATCTCAATGGTAAAGAAATAATTCCTTTTCAAGATGGCATTCACAATGGTAAAATGTCTATTGATTCGTTAATAGACTATATAGGAAATGTATCAGATAGTGATATAGACCTACAATCATTAGTAAAGATATAGGAGTTTGTAGATACAGTATCAGAAATGAATACTCTACTATATCAAGCTAAAGAGAATGATATTTACTATTGTAAAGAAAATAAGAAACTATACATTAGAAAATTCAATGAATGGGAGATAATCAACCCTCTTAATTCTAAAGTATATGTTCTGGTAGGTTTAGATGAATATAACCGAACCAATATCATACATCTCTGGGATGGTAATGATATGGTAGTAATGTCTGAAAGACTATTTCTTGGAGAAACAACTGGTACTGCTTATGATGGCGGTAAAGGAAAGGCACTTGCAGACAGAGTTCAAACATTATCTGAAGATTTGACTAATGAAACAAATGCTAGAATCGAAGCAGATGAACAGTTGCAGTAGAATATAAATACTGTCGATAACAAACTTGATAAGGAAATAACGGATAGGACTGAAGGCGATAATTCTATTTGGGAAGTGTTATATGACTAGTTTATTTAGATATCCGGTTTTGGAGTATCTCCTACTATAATTGAAAAAGGAGTAGCCACCACTATTAATATTAATGGTAGATTTTTGTTTGCAGGTGATCCTGTAACACCAGATACGCTTATTCTCAAAAGAGGCGATGCTTTACTTAGTGATAGACCTGTAGATAATCTTAGTGGCACTAAAGATACATTAAATACTAATGATGATACAACTACTTATTCTCTTTCTATTACAGCTCATGGAGTAACCAGAAATACATCTGCTATAGTATCCGCATATTATCCTTGCTATTTTGGTCATACTACTAAAACTATTATAGTAGGTACAGATGTGTTAAGCTTTAGTAAATAGTCTATTAAATCAAGTCCTAACGGTACATATAGTATGTCAGATATTTCTCAAGGTGAATATGTATGGTTATGTATTCCTTCAAATTTTAATATTAATAGCGTAACATCATCAGGATTTTCTGTTCCAATGGAGGCTGCTATTAGTGTACCAGTAGAAGGAAAAGGTAATTATAAGTGTTATCGTACTAGTAGCTCTTTGGTAGCAGGTACATTTAATTTTGTAATTGGTTGAAAATATGGCAGAGATAAAAATTTATGGTACATTAGTAAATGCTACCACTGATCCAAAGATAGCTAAGGCTAGTTAGATATTTGATGAAGAGTTAAATAAGTATCAATCAGAAATTAATACTTAGCTTGGTATAAGTGACGATAGTTTACACAAAGAATTAACAAATTTTAAGAATACTAAAGGTAAAGCTAACGGCCTTGCATCACTAGATGATAGTGGCAAGGTTCCTTCTACACAATTGCCATCATATGTAGATGATGTGCTAGAATTTACTCAATTGGATTAGCTACCTAAACCAGGGGAATCAGGTAAAATATATGTAGTAACTAGTACAAATTTACAATACAGATGGTCTGGTAGTGATTATGTAGAAATATCTAAATCATTAGCATTAGGCGAAACTAGTTCTACAGCATATCCTGGAGATAAGGGTAAAGCTACTACAGATGTAGTTAATTCATTATCTGATAATTTGGTAAATGATGTATTGGTATCTTAGTCTGACAAGAATTCTGTATCATTGACGATTAAATCAATAACTAAAAATCCTGTCAAAAAAAATAAAGAATTGTTATTGGTAGATGGCGAACCCATTTTACTTACAGACAATACTCCTATATTACTAGCAGATAATGTAAATGACGGTTTATATGATCAAGCAGATGACAAATTAATAACCATAAATTAGGCAAGTTCATTTACAGCTGGAGTAATGTCTGCATCAGATAAGACTAAATTAGATGGATTAAAAGCATAGGCAGAGATAGATACTTCTATTAGTAATGTGCAAAACAATCTAAATGCACATATCAATAATAGAACCAACCCCCATAGAGTAACCAAGGAGCAGATAGGATTGGATCAAGTAGATAATACTTCTGATGCTAATAAGCCTATATCTAATGCTACACAAACTGCTCTTAATGGTAAATTTAGTGCTACAGACGGTAATGCTTTGAAACAGACAATAGAAGATATGCCTAATTTTGTAGTTACTGAGGGAAGTGTGTCGCATAAGAATAATAATATATCTCTGAGCTTAAGACAGCAAGATCTTAAAGATCCCGTTAATACAGATTCAATTCTATTAACATTTAATCCTGCAACTGATAGTACAGCTGGTATTATTCTTCCTTCCGATAAAAGCAAAATAGATAAGATTATTACCAATGGTAATGGTACTAAATACTTATCTGACAACGGTACTTATAAAGAAGTACAAGGAGGCAGTGCAGACATTGAGTCTTTGAAATAGTATGTTAATGACAGCATTTCAAGCGCTCGTAGTGTTGGCTACATGATGCAGCTTACAGAGATTGACGCCTCCGGGTTGGATGAAAATACGTGGTATCCGGTTACAATTGCTGCTGGAGCTAGAATGTGTATGCGCGCAGAAGTACTAGTAGCATTAGATAGCGGTACAAAACCGTCATGGTCTACACATGAGAGAGGTTTTTCTACTCGCAAAATTTGGGAATGGGCTCCGAGTACTTGGGGAGTAAATGTTGTTTCTGATATAAAAGTATATTTGTCAGATTTTGCTCATACAAATTTAGACCCAGTTAGAGGTTTAGATTTTTTAGGTCATTTTGACACCTGTTTTGTTTTTGTACGAGGTGGTGGTAAATATCATTTTTATACTTCTCATGGAGCACAAGTTATTCTTCATACCAGTACGTATAAACCAAGTGAGATAAGTGACCAAAGCGTTAGTCCAACTACTACGACCCCAAAACCTATAAATGCTTTAGATTTAAAAAATTATGGTAAAGTCATTGATGTTCCCAATGGTTCTTATCTCACGTTAAATGTAAATAGAGTAGGTGCAGACGCAATAGATTATATAAATAATGTTTTTGGATCAAAGGACAGATTGAAAGAAGTAATTATGGATATTATTGAAAACCATCAAAGATACTTATTTCATTCCTATGCCAGTAATTTAAACTGTGTTGAACCTAATAATGTATATGCTTATTATGGCGATGCAAAAAACGAATATAATCTGCAATACAATTTAAGTTATTACACCACTAATGGGCCTGTTTCTAAACGTGCCAGCTTTCTTGTAACTCCTTATGATGAAGGTTATAAGGTTGAAGTAACGGATTTGGCTACAAATTGGGCTACTTTGGATGGTGTATTATCTCATGTTAATGAATTTAATTTTGTAGATGGGGAATTCGGAGATAGAGTATGGTTGAACTATAGATCACGAAGTGGCAATACTATAACAGCCAATAAGATATATATTGGCAATGGTCAAGCAAATGGTGGATTTGGAGAAGTACACGCAGGGGGATTCTTTAAAGAATCTGACATTAGATTAAAGTCTAATATAGTTCCGCTAAACCATACTTTAGAACAAATATGTAATATACCTACTGTATCCTTTGATATACGTAATAAGCATTAGATAGGTACTATTGCTCAAGATATAGAAAATGATTTTGCAGATATAGTCGATACAGATAGTGATGGTATGAAGTCTGTAGATTATTGTATGTTAGGAGTAGTGGCAGTAGAAGGCATCAAACTGCTTAAGCAAGAAATTGAAGATTTAAAGAAACAAGTGGAGGAATTGAAGAATGGTAGATAAAGACATGCTAGTTGAACCTAAATCTAGTACAGAAATGTAGAGTTGGCTAAACATTTATGGTAGAATACCAACTAAATATCTACAATACGTAAGTGTTCCAGTTACTAATGAATGTCCATCTAGATCTGAAATAAATAGTAAACTTACTCATGCTTGTACAACAGATTCTAATGAATTAGCAGATTACAATTCTATTACATTAAATTTTTCTGACAGAGAATAGTTGACATCAGATTCATTAGCTGAAAATTGGTTGCACAATAATACTACATAGAGAGATATTCAGTTAAGATATGGTACAACATATTTGCTTAATTAGTTTGCTATTGGTGAGAATATTGAAGATTATACTGGTTCTTATACAACTAAAGTTACTGGACAAACTCAATTCTTTGAAGTACTAAGGTTAGATAGAGGAATATTGCGTGTAAAACCTTTAAGTAATAATTCTACAAATATGATGCGTACAGCAACAATAGCTGTAACAGCTATGGGTAAAACTACATATATATATCTATCACAAGATGCTAATCCTTTTTCAACATGAATCCATACTTAGTACATATGTCAGATAGAGAACTACTTGAACAAATATATCTGCTGTTACTTCAGATTAACGTTAAGGTAAGTGAGATAGATAATGATTCTAAGACGTTTGGTATGAATCTTGCAGCAGATCTATTAGGTACAATGTTACAAGATACAAAAGTTAATAACAGTAAAGAATATAAGTAATGAAATATTTTACAATTGAGGAAATGACAAAGTCATCTACAGCTACAGCTAAGCATATAGACAATACTCCTAATTAGACTGCAATAGATAATCTTACTAAGCTAATAGAGATTGTTTTAGACCCTTTAAGAGAATGGTATGGTAAACCTATTAGAGTCAATTCAGGATATCGCTGTAAGGTTTTAAATAAAGCGGTAGGAAGTAAAGCTAAGAATAGTTAGCACCTATATGGCGAAGCTACTGATATTACTGCTGGTAGTAAAGCGGAAAATGAAAAATTATTTAACTATATTAAGGATAATCTACCTTTTGACCAATTAATAAATGAATCAGATTTCTCATGGGTTCATGTATCATATAGAGAAGGGAGATTACGCAAACAAGTACTGGCACTATGAAAACAATCTTATATCAACCTATATTTATAAATCCATAGGCATACTTTGTATTTCCTCAGTTGTATCATATAGAGAAGGGAGATTCCTATATTGAACCTGCTAATATTACTGGGTAGCTCATTATAAATGATCTAACTAAAAGTCTTACTTCAACTCCTATATTAAATGTAGTATAGGATACTAATTAGGTTGATTTTGGTTTATTCAAAGGTAAACACATACGTATAAGTCAATATACCAATATAGGTGCTGTAGTGTTAGGAGAATGGTATATACCTGGTACGCCTGAACCTGAACAACCTGATTGGTTTAAAGAAAGCATAGTTGCTTGGTATTCTCCATACTGTAAGCAAGGATTAACTAACTATGATGTAATCGAAGCATACACGGAAGATTTTACAACGTGGGTATATAACCAAAATGCAGGCGTAGCAAATATTACCTCAAATACTATTACAATATCAGAATCATTTACAAGTCAAAATATTGTTGAAGATACTAACTCACCTTATTCTGATTTAAGCATATATGTTACTGGAATCACAGAAGATGTATATCTTTTTGTTAAAGATATGTCTGGTCGTGTGGAAGAAATTAGAAAAAATGGTTTGCATACCTTTAAAAATAACAGTCGTTTTTTTGGATTTAGTGTAAATAAACCAGCTGCTTGCAATATTGTTATTAAACAGCTCCCTACATCAATCCTAAAAGATTTTAGTGGTAATAAACACGATGCTTATCTTTATGGTTTTAAAGGTAAGTTGAATAGTGGTGTTGGTATTTATGCTCAAGATTTTAAGAATTGGAGTTATGGTTCAACTATTAATACAGATATAAGTACAAAATCTTATAACAAATTTCATATAGTTAAAAAGAAAGCTGATAATTGGTTTGGTTTTACTATTGGCATTCCAAAAAATAATTATTATAATCAATCTTATAAACTTAAATTTAATATCAATAAGAAAATAGATGATATTAAATTTAGTATAGTTAGTACCGATGGTAACTTAATAACTACAGCTGCTTATTCAGTATATATTAATGATGGTAATATAATAGATGTTCCTATTATTAGTGAAGAAGTTTTCAATAATAAAGAAGAAACTCATATTTATTATGATTTCGGAACAAATAAGGATATTGAAATTGATGTTGAATTGATAGCTGATTATCCTAATCAGCTTTGCTATGATGGTAAATCTTATGCAGTTGCTTATGGATTACCTATTCTAACCGATTATACTGTTATTGCTGATAGAACTTGGTTTGCTGAAAAAGTTGATAATGGTGTATTTATGTCTAAAGCGTTAGAGCAAAATGGTGCTTTTATTTTAGAATATAAACAAGGGGATAAATGGAATACATATTCATATTATTCAGCAACTAATATAAATATAGATAAAGATAATTCTATTGTTTATCAAACTAAAAATAAATATAATGAACAAACTATATATCCTGGTGATAAACCAGATACAGATACTCTATTTATAGGAACTATAAGAAAAGATGACAATAGAACTTTTATTGGTTGTCATAGAGATATTCTTTTATTCAACCGTACACTTACTGAGTATGAGATATCTTGGGTAAAGAATAATCTAATGTGTATTGAACAACAGAAACCTGATAAAGACGACATTCTTAAATCTTTAATAGTTCATTATAATGTCAGTAAACAAGGAGCAGATAACATTAAGGCTACGAATAGTTTAACAGATTACAGTGGTAATAACAGACATGCTACGTGTAAGAATTTCAATTGGTCTAATACTGAGTTTGTAGATGACGGTAAAGCAATGAGACTCAACGGCAATGGTAATTGTATTGTTGGTATCAATATGCCTCAATTAGACAAATACACTGTTATTGCTAAAAGACGCTGGATTGATAAGAAATCTGAAAACAAATGGTTCTGTTCATTGGGTAGTGGAGATTATACTTCTGCATCTCAATCATTGTTTTGGTTTGAAGGAGGTCTTCTTAGTAATGTATTCTATACTTATAATAAAGGATATAAAAATCCAATAGTATTACCAGAATTGATCTCTATTCAATCAAGTGATGATTACAATGGTTTACACATTAATTCATCTGATGCAATATAGGCTGGTAACAAACTATTTATAGGTTCAGTTGGTGAAAATGACAATACACATGTTACAGCTGATTTTTATCAATTATTGCTATTTGATAGAGTACTTACAGATAAGGAACGAGAATGGGTTAAAGAGAACTTAATAGAACCAGACACTGTTTCTGCTGCTAAAGCATGTACAGCTTTATTTGAACCTGAGAACTTAGAAATAACAGATGATCATCCTACTGGTATTATCAGAGATTCACTGGGAGGTAATTATTGTGTAGTTACTCATAGTGATGACTATACTATTGAAAACGGATTAATAAAATCTACAAACGATACATTTTTAGTAAGTATAGACAATGCTAATGAGAGGGATGTTAAAGCTATGATTATTGATATGTACTACGATAGTACAGTACCAGGATCTTATTTGAATGGTGAATATACAGAAGAATCTGTTAAATTAACCAATAGACGTATTATGGGTATTAATAATCCAACTACTACATCTATATTTCAAGATTTAATGTAGGTATTAGAAACTGGATTTACTATTGGTAAAATAGCTTTATACAATAGAGAACTCACTAAAGATGAATTTGATAGTGAAGCATTCCATAAAGGATTTGCAGTAAGACATAGTACATTTGAAAAGAACGCTAGTACTCATCTATTTAGAGATGGTCATAGAGAACTTACTTCTGGAGAATATCTACTACCATTTGAAACTTTATACTTAAGAGTAGATGTACCAGAAGGTTATACCATGTAGGATTATGTATTCGATGGAGTAGAATAGAGCTGGAAACCGAACACTCCTAAAGCATATACTTGTCCTGAGTATGACTTCCATATTATAGCTATGGGTGAACAAGTAAAAGTAATAAAGAATTGGAGTCCTTTAGCTTCAATTAGTACTTTTAATTTTATTGCAACTGATAATAAGATTGAGTTTGCAGGTAGTACAGATGGTGGTACTATGACGTACATACTTGATGATACAGATATAACTAAATTTACTATAGAATACACAAATACAACAGGAGAAGGTACTATACATCTTATGATAGGTAACACGTCGTATGATGTTATTAGTGGTCAACAACAAACTTATAATATATCTGATACGGTGAAGTTAGACTTCTTGAATATGGAAGAGGTAACAAATTTCTCAGGTATTATTAAATTTACAAACATTAAATAACATGGGCAAAAAAATTAGTGAACTAACAAATAGACAGCAACTATCTGGTAACGAAGATTTACCATAAACTCTATAAATTATTGGTATTTAATAAAGAGTTAGAAGTAATTCATTTAAAAACAACATATATGAGAAATAACATCTTAGGTGCGGTGGTTTATCTATCCACCACCATAGTATTCGGTGGCAGCACTGCACTGCTGATGCTCTTCATTAAGGAGAACAGCGACCGTTGCCACTACTATAACGGCAATTGGAGCAAAGCAGACTTAGCAATAGGAATTTCATCTATTGTATTGGGGTCTATTGCTAAATATTTTGTAACTTTAATTTAATAAAACTTATGATAAAACAAGAGAACCCTAACTTTTTAGCATCTTTCTATGCTCCCAATCCTATGGAAGTAACTTATTGGATTGACTTATCTACTGATGCTAATGGTAATGTAATTAAAAGTTATACAGGCAATGACTGGTTACCGGTTAATTACTTTACTAATACTGATTAGAGTGTAGAAATAAAGAAACTGAAATAGGAAATTGCAGATGAGGTAAATAGAGCTAAACAAGCTGAACAGAAGTTAACCAATGACCTAAACGGTAAAGCAAATAAGTCTACTACATTGGCAGGTTATGGTATTACTGATGCTTATACTAAATTAGAAACAGATGCTAAAGCTATCGAAATAGCACAAGCTGAATGTGCTAGATTAGTTGCTTCTGCTCCTGAAACTCTGAATACTTTAGATGAAATAGCGGCTGCATTAGGTGACGATCCTAACTTTGCTACTACTATAACTAATCAATTAGGTACTAAAGCAAATAAGTCTGATGTATATACTAAAAGTGAAGCAAATAATAAGATAAATACTGCTGTAGCTAATAAAGTAACTTCTACAGATGTTACGCAGATTAAAATAGTAGATGAAGTACCTGAAGTAGGTAGTTAGACTCCTGGTATATTGTATATTAAACTTTCAGCTTAATTATGGGACAAGTTGGTTTAAATAATTTAACATTCCAAGAAGTTGCTGCTAATGGGAAATCCGTTCAAGAGATGTGGTTGAACGGTTCTTAGATATATGCTGCAGGTGACTTATGGTATGGAGTACGTTTTACAGGTAGTAGTCCTGATGGAGTAAGAACTGGTAATATGCAAATGCATAAAGACCTACCAGTACAATCATTATTCAAAGGCTGTAGACTTACTTCTGATGGTACTATTAAATACTTTAATGCTACAGATTGGGATCATTACGAAGATGGTTCTGAAGTAACTAATAGCATTGAAGATGGTAATGATATGGTTGAATTACCTGATGCATATTATACTGTGGTAGTACACGGAGACTATGATTGGGAAATCAGAATGTCTTTGTATCCCTTAGAAGGATATACTAAGTTTAGTAAGAAGTATTGCTCTGCATATGAAGCTTATAGAGACGGCAGTACCTTATACTCAATTAGAAATCAAGTACCTACTGTAAATACTAATAGAGCTACTTTCTTGACACAGGCTCGTAATGGTAGAAGTAATAGTTATGCTATCTATACTTATGAGATACATAAGTTTATTACTTGGTGTTATGTAGTAGAATATGCTACCCTTAATAGTTAGAAAGCAGTTAACACAGCATTGACCGAAGAAGGTTATCATCAAGGTGGACTTGGTAATGGTATTACTAATGGAGTTAAGAAAGAAAACGGTGCTGATAGATGGGCTTTTGTACCTACAGGTACTACTAATTCATTAGGTAATGGTTCTGGTCAAGTACAGTATTCATACGTTAATACAGATGCAGAAGGTACTGAAACACAAGCCAGTCAATACGCTAATAGATATAGAGGTATTGAGAATCCATTTGGTCATGTATGGAAGAACTGTTGTGATATTGTTGTAACAGGAACAGACAATAAGATATACGTCACCAACAACAAAGAGAGTTTTGGCATAGATAAATCGTTATATGAAGACAGTGGTTTAACTACTCTCACTACCAATAATCAATGGGTTAAACGCATTACAAATAATGCGGCTGCTGACTTATTCTGTTAGGAAGGTGGAGCTAATTATACTACTTATTTCTGCGATTATTATTGGACGAATGCTGTAGAAGCTGACAGAACTTTACTGTTGGGGGCTAACTCGGGTAATGGTTCCGCTGCGGGTTTATTCCATCTGGGTTCTTACGATGGCCTTGGTGGTGCGTATGCTGCTGTCGGTACTCGTCTGGTATATATCCCTTAATTATTAACAAATAGGTTGTCGTTCTGGATTGAACAAGTAAGTTAGATAGGGGCTAACACGAGTAATAGTTCCAATGCGGGTTTGTTCGCTCGGGGTTCTGACGATGGCCTTGGTACTGCGCATGCTAATGTCAGTACAATGAAGCACGATTATCAGAGAACTATCAGTGATTTTCAGATTATTTTTGAGGAACGAGACCTTGCCTCTTGGCAAAATATAACTAACCTAAACGAGTGTGTTGGTAACTTCGGTGAAGACTCACTTAGGTGCTTCAGATGAAAAGATATAATAATTTATTTGAAAAGATTGTTTCAATAGACAATCTATATTTAGCTGATAAGAAAGCTAGAAAGAATAAGAGTAATAGAAATGATATTAAGGAGTTTGACAAGTATAAAGATAGTTTATTGGTTAGATTACAAAGTACACTGATAAATCAAACTTATACTACCTCTAAGTATGATACATTTATAATTAGAGAACCTAAAGAAAGACTTATATTTAAATTACCTTATTATCCTGATAGAATTGTTCATCATGCTATTATGAATATATTAGAACCAATTTGGCGTTCTGTATTTATTACTAATACTTATAGTTGTATTAAGAAGAGAGGAATTCATAAAGCATTATATGATATACAAAGCGCATTGAAAGATAAATAGAATACAGTATATTGTCTCAAGTTAGATGTAAGAAAGTTTTATCCAAGTATAGACCATGAAATATTAAAGTAGATAGTTAGAAAGAAGATTAAAGACAATAAGCTACTTGCATTGTTAGATGGTATTATAGACTCTGTAGAAGGAGTTCCTATTGGTAATTATCTTTCTTAGTTCTTCGCCAATCTTTATTTGTCATACTTTGACCATTGGCTTAAAGAGGATAAAGCTGTTAAGTATTACTTTAGATATGCAGATGATATGGTAATACTTCATAGTGATAAAGAATACTTAAGACAATTACTTGATGAAATAAGAGAACAATTAGGCACACTTAAATTAGAAATTAAAAGTAATTATCAGATATTCAAAGTAGAAGATAGAAGTATATCTTTTGTAGGATATAAAATCTATCACGATTATACTTTGATTAGAAAGAATATTAAACACAAAATGTGTAAGAAAGTTGCTGCTATGAATAAACTTAAGCACATGACTTATAGTGAATATAGGCAGCAAGTCTGTAGTCATATTGGTTGGATGAAACATTGTAATGGCATCAATCTACTAAAGAAGATAATTAAGTATCATTAGTTGATTGAATATGCTAGAAGCTCGTAAGAACTGCTATTAGTCTTAACTAAGTTTAATCGAGTAATAGCAACTTATTTACAATGTAAACGTTTATTAACTATAATCTCGAACAATTTTCAGAGTCCCTGCCGATTTTAAACCCCTTATGAATCAACTGGGACTTTTTTGATTTACACTTTATATCATTTACTATCTATGAATTATTATCAGTTAGGAGAGCATACAATGCCTATATTTAAAAACATGTTTAGTAGTACAGAGAAATTAGCATCTGCTGCATTAGGTGGATTAATATCTCTATACTCACCAGTATATGTTCCTATTACAGCTCTAGCTGGCATTATCATAGTTAATACTTTATATGAGTGCAAAGTAAATAAGAAATATAAAGACGATGAAATATTAGCACGTTCAAGGAGATTAACTTCAAAAATATTCTATAAGCTAAGAGATGCAATAGTTGCTATATGTGGTGCGTTTACTATTGAGAAGTTTATAGTAACTTCTATAGATTTACACGCTATTGAGTTTATAGCAGGTGCTATAGCTTTAGTAGAATTCTTCTCCTTACTTGAGAACTTAGGTAAACTACATCCTAGATGGAAAGTGTGGAATATACTTAAGAAGATAGCAAAGAAGAAAGGGGAATAGATATTAGATGTCGAATTAGATGGAGAACTTTCAGATGATACCAATAGTAATAAAGATAATTAATTGGTTCAGTAACAATATCAGAATAGTCGCAGTAGGTTTAGTTAGTTTACTTATTGCGACTGTTTTGTTTTAGAACCGTTAGTTAAATAAAAAGAATGCAGAGATTAACAGAATAACTAACAATATTAGAGCTTATGAAGAGATAGCATCTAATAAAGAGGCACACAATAGAGTATTACAACTTACTATAAATGAACTGAATAATAGTAAGGATAGCTTGATACAATAGATAAATCAAGTAAAGAAAGATAATAAAGTCAAAGATAAGAATCTAACCAATGTAAGTGTAATCAATACTGAGATTAAGGATTCTGTGAAAACAGTAATTAAAGAGAAGTTAATAGACTTCGATAAAGAGTTAAAACTCAATGACTTAACAACTATCATAGTTAGTAGAAAGGATTCAATCCTAACAGCCAAAATAGATATAAAAAACTAGTAGACAATATTCGTAACAGAAAACAAAGAATATAAGAATACTTATAAAAACTGGCTAGTTAGATTCTTTCACTTTGACTTTAAGAAAATACATATCAAAAATTACCAGATAGTAAATAGCAATCCGTTGATCAAAGTAACGGATACACGGGTAATAGAAATTCCCGACAAATAACATATTCAAAACAATATTAATCAATAATAATATGCATAGAATATTTCGTGTGAAGGCTTACGAGAAAGAACACGGACCTCACTTCAATGAGGAATATGCTCGTAAAGCTGTAATGAAGATGGAAAATGAGGACGGAACTCGTGGACCGCATTGGTCTTTAGAAGAAACTACCACATTAGCCAGTCAATACGGAATTGCTCTAGGAAGCAAATTCAATCGTTATGATTGGTTTGTAGCATTAAATATGGTTTACTCTGATTACTATAGAGTTATTATGAACATTACGGGTTCTAATAATACTAAACACTATGTTGAATTTGCAAAAGCTTGGCTTAACGATAAGGATATTGACGAAGGTAAGATGTGGTATTATTATGTTTACGTAATGTGTGATCATATCAGAGAAGCTGAAATGGAATGTTACGAAGAAAAAATGTCCAAGTATGAAGATGAAGAGGAAGACTTTGGACATTATCGTAGAGGTGGTAGACGAATGGGTATGTTCGGAAGACGTAGCATGTATGATAAGGATGATTATGAAAAGAGAGACTACGAAAGAGTAGAACAAGAATATGATCCTTATGAATACTCTCGTAGAGCCACTCGCTATGTCAGATATTAATTAAAATCAATTTTATAAACTAAATCAATTATGTTAGAAGATAGAATTATCGTGCAAGATCGCGGCATTGACGCAGGTCTCGCTGCTTTAATGCAAAATGCTAATAAAGGTATGGATCCCGCAGCTTTGATGGCTATGATGAACAACAACGGCGGTTTCGGTGGAAATGGCGGTTGGTGGTGGATTTGGATTATATTACTGTTCTTCTGTTGGGGCGGTAATGGTTTTGGTTTCGGTGGTCGTAATGCAGGTGCTTTAGCATCTGAATTGAATACTGATGCTAATACTAATCTATTAATGCAGGCTATCAACGGTAATAAAGATGCTATTAGTACGCTTTCAACTACTTTGAATTGTGACATTAATGCCGTTCAAACTGCATTAAATACTATTAATTCTGGAGTGAGTCAGATTGCTTGTGATACAAAATTGGCAAGTTGTGAAGTAATCAATGCTATTACTTCAGGTAATGCTAATCTTGCTTCTCAATTAGCTAGCTGCTGCTGTGATGTTAGATCATCTGTAGCTGATGTAAATAACAATATCACTAAGATGGGTTATGAAAGCCAGTTGTCTATGTGTAATCAGACTAATACATTACAAAATGCTATTACTTCTGGTTTTAATAGTTTGTTATCTGATAATACAGCTAAATTTAATGTTCTTGGTTCTAAAATTGATGCTCAGACTCAGATCATCAATGATAAGTTCTGTCAACTTGAGATGCGTGAAATGCAAAACAAGATTGACGCTCTTCGCCAGGAAAACAATCAGTTAGCTTTGTCAGCTTCTCAATAGGCTCAAACAGCTAATATTGTTAGCCAGCTAAAGAGTCCGTGTCCTGTTCCAGCTTATTTTGTACCTAATCCTAATTGTTGCCAATTGGATTATTACAGATATTTGCTGAATAGAGATAATACTACTACTCCAGCTGCTTAATAATAACCAAGGGCCCTTCATTGGGCCCTAAAAAATATCACACTTATGCTATTTAATCAATTAAATATAGGAGATAAAGTATATATAATAGAAGTAATAGGTACTTTTAAAAAAGCTACTGAATATAATGAAGGTTAGGTTACTTAGGTGAGTAATATATATGAAGAACCTATACCACCAGGTTAGTTTCCAATTCCAAATCAATAGCGTAAAAAGTTAGTAGACATAACTATTTAGTGTAATGGCGAATCTAAAAAATTTACTATACCTGAAAATAAATCAACTATAACTGATAATACGTTGGGTTTAACTATATCTACAAATAAATAGGAAATAATAAATATTATACGCAATTAGTATAATATGTATAAACAAAGAAAGGAATCTATAGCTAAATGTGATGAAGAAATGGCTAAATGTTAGCAGTTGTTAGATAAACTTGATACACATAATGAAACTACTAATGAAAGTTTAAAAATAGTAGAACTTCAAAATGAAATAAATGAATTAAAAAGTATTATAAGGAAAGCTAATTAGATGGTTCCCCCACCTATGAAAGAAATGCTACCTTAGGATATGAAGGATGTAATGAACAAGGTTGATCAATAAGATCAACCTTTTTTATTTTAAGCCTGTACAGGAAACGCTATTAGTTGTGATAAGGGATTGTATAGCTGTACACATAAAATGTCTCTAAACACTTTAAAATGCGTTCTAGTTATATTAACGTTAATAATTTAATAAAATGAGTCTTAACAATATTATTGATAATGTTTTATAGATAGCTCGTAATAATAACATAACAGAATCAGAACATATTTCAAGATATCAGATTGAATTATGGGTGAATTATTACAGGGCAATGCTCATAAAACAATCTATTGATAAAGGTTATGATGTAGATGAAGCGTATGTCACTATATTAGAACCTATTCATCTAGATAGAGTACAAATAGTTCCTGGTAAATTTGTATTTGTTGGTGAGAAAGAATTACCAACTTTAATAAATTTTAGATATAAACCAGGTGTAATAGCAGTGCGTGATATGTTTGGTAACCTAATATAGTTAGGTAGTTATACTAAAGCTAAATTATAGAAGTATAGAAAGGCTACATGTAAAGACTATATTGCTTGGGTTAAAAATAATAAAATATATGTCGAAGGTGATTCTAATCAACTAGAATACATAAGTATAGATGCAATACTTTAGGATCCAACTAAAGATATACCTTGTTATGATCCTGATGATGAATACCCTGTTCCTGCTGCTATGGTTCCAACTATAGTACAAATGATATTAGAGAAAGAATTAAGAGTATTAGTAACTCAACCAAGTGATATAACTAATGACTCTAAAGATGATACACAAAATATATATAGTAAGAAATGAGAGAACGATTAACATATGATCGTAAGAGTTATACAATTGCAGATTATTACATGAGCTACAAAGAGTACATAGAACCTGGTACCTAGTATGATGTAGATTTAAAGACATTCAAAGCAATTGTTACTGATTATTTTAAGTATATAAGAGATGAAATAATGTACAATTGTAAAGAATTTAAATTACCCTGTAGACTTGGTAAGTTATCTATAATTAAGCATATGCCTAAAGAATTTACAGGTAAAAGTTTAAGATGGGACTGGAAAGCTACTAGAGAAACAGGTAAACCTGTATATTTACTTAATGAGCACTCCAATTACTTTAAGTACAGATTCTACTGGCAAAAGAAAGATTGTTTGTTAATTAATAAAGGAGCTTATTAGTTTGTAGCTTGTAGATAGAATAAAAGAGATTTGGCTCAACTCATATTTAAGAAATTAAAAGATTATCCAGAATTATGATAGTAAACAGAATGATAAGTTCTAAATCCGTTATAGCTAAAGTAATAGCAGATTTAGACTTAAAAGAACCAGATATTCGAATTACTGATATAAAGGAATACATACTCGAAGCTATACTTAAGATAGGAGCCATTCAATAGTACGATCATAAAGTAGTTATTCTACCTATTGTAAATCATCAAGCGGCTTTACCTTGTGATTTATACAAATTAGGTCAAGTAGCTTTCTCATTCTAGAATGATGGTGGTTGGTTGCCTATGCGTAAGACTACTTCAAGCTTTGGGGTATTTCACGATAGAGGATGTGGTAAACCTTGTATGTTGATACACGATACTGAATTGTTTCCATTAGTAAAGAATATGTTCAATCTTACAAGTGATACTGAGGCCCTACAGAAATTAAATGAAGATACTAGTTTACGTCAAACCCTTAGTATCTTACTTAATCAATGGACGGTAGGTACAGTTAATGGTAAATATGTTAATGGATCTATAGGTCATAGAGATAGCACTATGTTTAGTAATGAACTACAGTATATGACTAAACCTGGTTATATAATGACTAATATACCTGAAGGATTTGTTAAAGTATCATACTATGCAATATTTACTGATGAAGAAGCAATGCCAATGATACCAGATATCGAATCATACAAAGAAGCTATATTCTGGTATGTGACTATGAAACTAATGTATCCTAAGAAATTAAAAGGTCAGATTAGTCAAGGAGACTACTACGATATTCGTAACTCTTATAACTTTTATCGTAAATAGGCATATGCTGAAGCTATGATGCCTGGTACAGATGAAATAGAAAGTATAAAGAATACTTGGAATAAATTATATACAGAGTTTGACGATCACGATACATTCTTCTCTACTACAGGAGATGAACAGAATATATACAATTAGAATAGATAATTATGATTAGTAATACAGCTCAAATAAATACATTTTATGGTGGTATGAATATGGACAGTGATGCAGCTATATTGCCGAATAATCAATATAGATATGGTCAAGATGTTCGTATAATTACTGATGATTCTAGTACTAGCGGGGTTCTTTAGAGTGTAGAAGGTGCTAAGAAATATAACTACGGTATTAAAAGTACAGAAGAAATAATAGGTACAGCTACTATAAACGATATCGCAGTGATTATTACTAAACTAGTTGATGGTTATAATAAAGTGTATCGTATAGAGAATTTTGATTCTCCTAATTTAATTAGTACTATTGTATTATAGGGTAAATTAAAACTATGTGAAAAAGCTGATTCAAATCAGTTAAGTATATTATTAAATTACGAAACACAGTCCAATATTAAAGCTTACTTTACTGATGGAAACTCATCTATTAAAGTAATCAACATTATGAGTGATAAGTATATAAAGTACCCTAATGTAGATAATCCTTTAGTAGATGCAGATGGTAATATACTTAATCCTGATAGTATTGACATAATACCTAATGCTGTATTACCTCCATTTGAAGTTACAGAAATAGTATCCGGTAACTTTCAAGCTGGTATGGTGTAGTATTGTTATAGATTGTATAATAAACATTCTCAATAGACTTCTTTGTCTAGTTTGAGCAATCTAGTACATTTGGATGCCTCTGAGATTAGTTCCACTTTAATGAATCATAAAGGATCTTAGAAAGGCTCTTATACTGGAAAAGGATGTACTATAAGATCTAAACTTATTACTAAAGATTTTAATAGATGCACTATAGTACGTATCTTTTATGAAGATAATAACGCTGTCCCCACTTATTCTATAATAGATGACATAGAAATAGATATAAATTTAGGTTATATAAGTTACACTGATGTTGGTGGAAACGTGTTAAGTACTATGACATAGGAAGAGTTTAACGCTTTTACAAGTTATTCTTTCATATGTAACAACATTACTTCTTTATAGAACAGATTATTTGCATCTAATGTTACAGAAACTTCTTGGGTTCCAATGATAGAAGATAATGGGAAATTAGTAGAGTATGATGCGAGAGTTTATAGAGCTAACTCTAATAATTATGTTAGACTAGAAACTGCAAATCCCGATGACTACGAATATTTTTCTATTACAGACTATGATGCTATGCGTAAAATTTCTAAACAACACGATTGCATCAACCCATACAATGCAGCTAGATCTGGTTTCGCTACTCCAACTGAATATGTATATGGAGCAGATAACAAACTTGGAGGAAATGGATTAAATATATCTTATAGTTTTATTAATACAGAATTAATCGAAACTTATTCTCCTACAAATAGAGGTGGATTAACAGATAATGTTGGTCTTGAAGCTAAAAGTGAATACTTTAATTCTATGCCAATTTATGACCTGAATGGTAGTAAGATATACGACAAAAGCATTACTTCAGCATCTAGACAAAAAAATTACGCAGACCCTATTATAGCTTCACTGTTTAGAAGTTATTAGCGAGACGAAGTGTACCGCTTTGGTATAATATTTTATAATAGTAAATTTGTAGCATCTCCTGTATTATGGATTGGTGATATAAGAATGCCAAATTTAACTGTAGCTCCTACATTTACTAATGATGGCACAAATGTTATATCTAAGCCATTGGGTATTAAATTTACTGTAAAGAATTTTCCAATTGATGCAGCATCTTATGAAATAGTAAGATGTGATAGAACAGAAAAAGATAGAACAATTGTATCACAAGGAGTAATTACTCCAATACATAATTATAAAATTGTTGAAACCAGCGATACAGGAGAAATAGGTAGAGGAGAAAGCAATAAAGATACTAATGAGTATAGACCTATGCCATTCTTGCATACTAAACGTAGGGATATGATGATGAATAGAGCTGGCGGAGCCATATCTCAAAAGATAAATTCTGAAGATATTACAAACAATTACTGGAGATTTATATCACCGGAAGTGTGTTTTAATGGAAGTAAGACAGAATCTTTATTTAAAGATAACATTTATCTTAGACAGGAGCAAGTTCTTATATCTGATTTTAATAAAAGTTTAGTAAACACTGATGGTACTAATATTTAGAACTGGGTGGCAATGAATAGTAAAGCTACTCGTCTTCCTGAAGGAACATCTAATAATACAAATAGAAAAGCTACTAGAGTATTTAATTAGAATAATGAGTCTTCTGCTAGTACACCGCAGGTATTTGCTATACACAATGATGATTGGTACTGTGCTTATATACAAAAGTTTTATTTAAGAGTAAATTCTAAATTTATAGGAAAAGAACAAAGCATAACTGATGCAAAATATCCGCAAATCATACCTTACAATGCAGTATTAAATGGAGGAGTAAAACCTTATAAAGCTAATATAGGAAATATTACTTATTCTAATTGGACTGCTAGTAATTTCTATGATGGTGATAGTGGCACAGATATAATTACTTATGGACCAGCAGGGCCTTGTTTGTTGCTATAGGTATCAGACGATGATATAAATTCTATTCAACCTGTTTCATTTTATCACGATGAAATGTTCAATGATTATTGTACATTAACTGTAGTAAATGCAAAGAAATCTATAATACCTTACAATGGTAATACGTATTCATCTAGAACAACTTCTGTGTATATACCAGTAGGCGTATACGGAGATAAAGAAAACAATACAGTATATGCATTTGGTGGAGATACTTATATTGGCATACTAGATTATCCTTCACAGATGATATTTCAAAGGAATGAAGCCACTGGAGGTAATGCTTGGTCTGATAAGAAGCGTTATTTTGGTGCATATATTCCGTTAGAAAGTACTATTAACTTAAAACTATCTATGGGTGAAATGACTAACAGAACTTATAGTTCTGCTTTAAACACCGTAGATTCTTATATGTAGATTGAGCCAGTACAATTGGGTACATACCATAGCCAAAGTAAACCATACTATTTATATAATGATGCTTATTCGTCACAACCTGATGGAAAACAGTTTAATGCTGAAGGTTTATATAGTGAAGCTAATATAAAGTCATCTAATAGAGTATATGTTTCTTAGGCAAAGACGATAAATGAAAACGTAGATAGTTGGTCTATATTTAAACCAGCCGATTTCATAGATTTGGATTATCAATACGGAGAAATAACTAACATAAGAGGTATATTTAACAGATTATATTTCTGGTAGAATAACGCCTTTGGAGTATTATCTGTGAATGAAAGATCTTTAATACAAGACAATAATGTAGGTCAATTAGTATTAGGTACTGGTGGAATATTAGACAGATATGATTACTTAAGTACTTTGAATGGCTCTAATGTTATTAATGATAGAAGTATAGTTAATTCTAGTAATAGCATATATTGGTATGATTCTAATAAGAATGAAATATGTAAATCTACTGGAGGTGGTATAAGCATAATATCTAAAGATTGTAATGTACAATCGTATATGAATACAATGTATAATCAAAAGACTAAAGGTGCTAATTCATTGTATGATAAGAAATACGATGAAGTGTGGTTTAGATTATATAATAAATCTTTGATATATAATGAAAAATTAAACGCATTTACATCTTTATATACATTTGATCCAGATTTTACGTTACCTCTTACAGATAAAGTTGTAACGACAAAAAATAATGAATTCTACATTATTAATTCGTTAGATATAGAAGGATTCGGAGATATAGATAAAGATATAAGACTTAGGCTTATAGTAAATAAAGATCCTTAGTACACAAAGGTATTTGATAATATTATTTTACAAGGAGATTTTATAGATCCAAATAACAAAATATTAACAAATGATATACTAACCAGTTTACAACTATCTACAAAACATCAGACTTCTACTAAAGAAGGTAAAGATTTGTTATTTGACTATCGTGAAGATAGTTACAGATTACCTGTGCCAAGATAGGACCAATTTGAAGAAGAAGATAACATGTCATTTCCGGCTAGAATGAGAGGTAAATATATGATTTGTGATTATAAATTTAAATCAGATAAGGATTATTCTTTTTAGATACCTTAGATAACAACTACTTATAGATATTCTAGAATTTAATATGAAAAAGAATACAAATAAAAGAAAAATATAGATTCCTGCTGCGTAGTTTGGTTTGCCGGTATCTTTAAGTAATATGAAAGAGCTGCAATCTTCTATAACTAAAGGAATTGCTCCTAATAATCCTAGTAATCTTGCTGTTAATAACAGCGTTGGTACTAATATAGGAAGTATATCTGGAATAGCTCAAGCAATCCCTGGAGCTATAAATACACTAACTAGTCCTTTTTAGACTTCCACAGCTACTACTGGTGGAGAAGCAGCTATGCAATCTATAACTGGTATAGGAGAAGGGTTGGCTAGTGGCGCTCAATTAGGCATGTCTATTGGTGGACCAATTGGTGGTATTGTAGGTGGTATCGCTGGTGCAGCAACTGGATTAATCGGTAAGAAAGGTAAGAAAGCTTCTATGACTTCCTTTACTGATTATGATGAAGGTACTCTAGGTACTGGTCTAATAGGAGCTTTTAAAAATAAGAAACTTAGAAAACGCAGAGCTGCTATTAGACTAAACGCATTCCAAAATAGAGAAGCTATAGCCGGTACAGAAAGATTAGCAAATGAGTTTAATGAGGACAACACGGAATTTGATACAGATGTATTTGAATACGGTGGTAATGTACCGTCTTCATTAGCGTATGTAGATGACGGGGAATTGATAGCTACACCAGATGGTCAAGTGAATAAAGTTCCAGAATAGGGGCAACCTACAGATAGTAATTTAATTAATTTACCAGAGGGCAGTAGAATATTAAGTAATACTCTTAAAGTACCCGGTACAAATAAAACCTTTGCAGAATTAGGTGATAAAATGATGGCAAAGAAGAAAAGTAAAGGAAAAGACATATACGCTTAGAATGCGGATATGCTTAATGAAATGAATAATAAATTAATGCATGACAAATTATTTGCTATGCAAGAAAATCTGAAAGCAAAGAAAGGCATTAAAAATAAAACCAAAGAATTGAAAACCTTTGCTAAAGGTGGAGACAACCCCCCTGTAGGTTATAATGCAGCTGGTTTTATGATAGATCCTAGATTTGCAGGTGAAATTAGTATGGGTGTTAGTGCTCCTACTCCGAGAATCAGAGATACTTGGGGTATTAAAGGTGATGTTACAGCTCCTTGGGATAATTATGGGAGAGTATAGGAAGTAAGCGCAGGTGTATTGCCTGAAGTAACTATTACTGCTCCTAAAAGAACTAAATTTAGTAGTTCTTAGACTATTTCTAAAAAGGCTACTCCTAGAGTAGCTAAATCTGTAGTTGCTCCAGAAATAATGTCTGATTTAAATACTATTGATGAAATAGTACCGGAAGTATCAGCTACTCCTCAAGATATTAGAACTAGAAATATAATACCTACTATAGGTACTAATCCTGTTGCTACTACTGTCAGTACTCCTGAAGCAAGTAGTCCTAACTGGGTAGACGCTATTAACGATTTTGCAACATTGGCTCCAATAATGTCTAATCTATTTATAGGTAGTCCAGAATCAGTATAGGCTAATTATAATCCATATGCGTCTGCTATTACTAACACTATGGGTAGACGTAGATATAATATTAATCCTTTACTTAGAGATATAGATACTAACAGAGCTGTAGCTGATTATAGTGCTAGTCAATAGATGACTAATACTGGTCATAATATGGCATTTAGATTACAGAATGCTATTCAAGCAAATAAAGCGAAAGCCGCAGCTAGAGCTACTGAAAGTAATGTTAATAATCAGTACAAAGGTGAATATGCCAATGCTATGAATGATCTTGGTAAACAATGGGTCAATGCTACGAACCTCGCTTCAGATCTCAATGCATAGAATAGAGCCTCTGCTCGTAATATTCGTAGAGCTGGATTAAGTCAGTTGAGTCAATTTGCATAGAACAAAACTCTTATGCGTAATCAAAGTAAGAGAGACAGGGCTATGCTTGAATTATATAAACCGTTCTTACAAGCAGGATTTACATCAGATACTATTAAGAATTGGAGTAAGTACTTAAGATAATAGGATAAATTATGTAGGCAAATAGATATGATAGAGCTGCAGAAGCTCCTATATTAAACACATACGTTCCTATTAATTTTGGTGAATTATATAGGATAGGTGCAGCACAGAAAGAAGCTGTAGATTAGGCTGCAAAAGATTTAACAAATACAATTACTACATTTGGAGAGTTTCAATCTCCTTCTGCAGTAGATACAGAAAATTACTATAGAAATTCTATAGGTAAGTTCTCTGATTTGATTCAAGAAGCATCTACTAACCCAGATGCTATGAAAGATGCTAACTTTAGGTCTAGACTACAATAGAGAATTAATAATATAGATTATGGCTATTTAAGTAGACTTAAACAGAGTAGAGAGGGTATGCTCGCTAGATAGAAAGCAAATCAACAATTGATGTTATCTGGTAAATATAATCCTTTGTGGCACGATGTAGACTTTACTAATTATGATACAGCACAAAGTGATATATTCAATGACATATCACCTTTAGCTTATAAATCAGAAGTAGACTTGGTTAAACCATATGTTGATAACCTGAAAGCTAGCTTTATAGGAGTGTCAAATGGTTGGATACATTCTGGAGTATCTACAGATAGAACAGATTATGAAATTCAAAAAAACCTATCAAGTATACAGAATACTCCTGAATATCGTAAACATCTTGAAATACTACAAAGACAAGGTCTTAGTAGAGAAGACGCTGAGTACCAACTCAATAATACTCTTATTACAGCTGGTAGAGAGTTTGCGTATGATTAGGCTGAACGTGATCCTTGGTGGATGGAAAGTGCTAAGTTACAGATGAAAGCTGCTGCTGATAGAAGTGCTCAAGCAATGAATAATCTTACTACTATATTACATAGAGATGCTCGTAAGACATTAATGGATAACTTTAGCGGTCTCACTCCTGATAAAGTATCTGTAGTAATGTAGAAAGGTGTAAATGCATTATCTCCTGAAGATTAGGCTACTTATGCCGCTAATACTAACCCTGCTGTAATGCAGGCTAGAATGCGTAATAGCTTTAACCAAATAGCAAGAAATCACAAGAGTCTTGTTGCTGCAGAGAACTATCTGTTAGATATTATGTCTAGTCCACTTAGTCCTGAAGTAAGTGATGTATATGCTAAACAGGGTACTAACGGTACTAAAGCTTATGGTGGATATGAAGCTAATGATACTCGTAACTTTATTCTTGCTGAAGACTTTGCTTATGGATTAATGGGAACTACTCGTTCAAATGTCATTAATCCTGGTGGTAGAAATGCTAAGAACTTGAGTGATACTACAGTTAAAGGTATGGTAGCTCGTGATAAATTTAAGCATAATTGGCAAATTGGTAATAAGTATCACGACTTTATTATTAAAGGAGATCCTAAAGTAACTACTGACGGTAACTTCTTATACCAAAGAAAATACGCTTATATTCCTATTGAGCAAATGAGTGATTTCACTCCTGAAGAAAGAGCTGCAATGGGAATGAGAAAGGTTAAATTAGGAGATACAACTACATCTACAACAGATAGATAGAGTTCTACTAGTGATGGTACTTCTAGAACTGTGTCAGATAAAACAAGAGAATTTATTAGAGTTCCAATTTTAGGTTTAATACCAGATGAAGGTGAGTCAGCAATTACAAGAGATGCAGCTTGGACTCACGATAATAGACATTTGAGCAGTAAAATTACTGATACATAGAATCTCATTTCAGAGTATGAAAGAATGAATTAATATCTATTATGGATAAAATACTTAATACTAAACAAAGAGCAAGAGATTTTGAGCTCTATGATACTCCAAAGCTAGATACCTTTGGAATACAAGAATACAGTCAAGAAGCCAGATAGGCTCAGTTGCTTAATGAAGCAGCTGAGTCTGTACATAAACAATTGGAAGAAGCTGATTACAGTAGACCAAAAACTGAAAAAGATAACGAGTTTAGCTTATTAGATGTAATTACAGATAATAAAATAGGTCACACTGTATTGGATCCTTGGAGACAAGCTAATGTACAAGGTCATTAGGTTAACTTAGATAAGAAGTATAGTGAACTGTCTTCTACTGAAGGATTATGGGTTCCTCAACTAGAAAATGCTAAAGACTATTTAAATTCTAAACAAGAATTAATAGACTTAAATAAGGATATAGAGCTTAACAGGTATAACTGGTCTGATTCACAATTAGTTGCAGCCTATACTCGTTAGAATGAATTGAGCCAAAAGATTGCTCAATTAGAACCTGCTGTTAAGGAAATGGCTAGAACTAATCCTTATCTGCAGGATATATTTTATGAAACAAGACCTCAAGAACTATTTAAGAATCGTGAGAAGTTTGGTAGTGTTAAAGACTATTTAAAATATTTAACTTATGACTATCTTAATGCAAATTACTCTGCTGACTTAAATCCCAATAATAACTTTAAACATATGTTGTCTGCTGAGGGAGTTAATACTATATTTGGTAATATAGGTAAACTCAGTCCTGAACAGATGTAGTTTATGTGGGATAGTAGAAATAAGAATGATATGAATTCTCTTTCTACTCAAGTTAGTTAGTTAGATGAAGCTTTACAGGTAGCTAATGCTAGAAAGAAATCTAAAGAAGAAGACATTCAAGCTAAGATTAACACTATTAAGAAAGGTAATCTATTATTTGATCCTACTAAGATAGACCCAGAATTCAAAGCTAAATTCGAGAGAAACGAAATTAGTATCGACGATCCTATGAGTTGGTATTACTCATTGCCTCACCTAGGTAGTAGTTACTCAGAATTTGGAGCTATGATTGGTCAAATGGGGGCTAGTGTTATATTGAATGGGGTAGCTAAAGGAGCTCTCTCTGCAAGCTCTGGTGGTACTTTACCTTTGTTATATGCTATGACTGAAGCTGGAGTTAACTATGCTATAGCCTCTTATATGCGTGATAGTGAAACATCTTCAGAAGCATTCTCTGCATATCAAGAAAGAGTACTTAATAGTGCTAATGAATTGGGTATTAATATTTCTAATATTACTAATCAGACAAAGTCTAAATTGGCTTCATTAGGTTATCCTGTAGATGATATGGATGATTATGAAATATTTCAAGCATCCGTAGCACAACAGTTAAAGACTGACAATCCAAGATATAACGAAATACTTGACGAATCTAAAAAGGGTCTAGAGGTATTAAAATAGACTAATTCAGCCTTATCTATTCCTGATTATGTACAATCTGCTTTGTTCTCATATGGTGGTCAATGGCTATCTAGAGCATATGGTATGCGCAGATTACTTGGTAAGACTCCTAACGTGGCTACTTCTGCTGAAATGGCTCAGTCAGTATCCAATAGAGGATTAGTTGAAGCAGGTAATTCTATACTTGATAATACCCTTACTAGAGTGGCTGATAAGATATCTAAGAACCCTATGGGTAAAGTAGCTACTAAGGACGCTCTAAATACTATTACTAAACTAGGTAAAGCTTTAGGATTAAGTTATTTCACTGAACGTACTGAAGAAGGTGTTCAGAATTTAGTATCCAGTAGATATCAGAAAGGGGATTACGATAATGCTGAAGAATATTCTTTGTTAAGTGGTGCAGCTAATATGGCTAATCTAGGACTAGAGGCTAACTTGGCTTATTACGGTATACATCCAGATAATACTCTTAATACAGATAAGGATCTTATCAACGAAATGAAAATTGGTGGATTTACTGGTTTGTTTATGACAGGAGTATATGGAGCTAGGGATGTATATGAAGGCACTAAGCAGGTATTAACAGATAATAAACTTAGAGGTCTTACTGCTGACCATTATGCTGATGCCGAGAGAGATAATAAGATTGATTAGTTTGTATCTGCTTCTAAGTAGAATAAGAACAATTTTGGTAGAATACGTAACTCTTTACAATCATTGAAGCAATATAAGCCAGAAGGTGTAAC